TCATAAGGCCACCTTTGTCCACCCCTTACCTCGATCATCATGGTACCTATCCGTTTGTTGTTGAGTTTTGTGTCCAAGTAAATCTTTCGTGTTTATACCCTGGGCTTTATATAACCGCTCGGAAAGCGATCTTTGTTCATGGAAAGTTGCCGGTGTACCTTGTCCCCAGTCAATATTGGCACTGTCCCTTGCCTTGCTGAAGTTCATGGTCAGTGTTCTGGGTTTCACCTGTGCTCCTCGCTCAGCCTGTGAGGTGGTTCTAAAGAAATGAACCAAATAAGGGCTTACTGCATAATCCCGGCAACGACTGATTACATCTCGTAGGCTCCAGTTGATTGCGTTGCAACGCAGAGCTAATGGTATAGCGATTTTGCTTCCGGTTTTCTCTTGCTCAACGTGTAGATGATCGTCCCAGATGTCCGAGAATTTCATACGGGATATATCACCTAGTCGCTGTCCTGTTACTATGGCTAAAAGCATGGCGTTCCCCATGTATTTGTGATTTTCATCGGCTATATCAAAAATCTTTTGCCATTCCTCAAGAGTGAGGCGCTGGCGAGTGATCTTTCTACGAGGTTGTTTAGTTGCTAGTGCAGGGTTATAACCAGGAGGTACTTCTCCCGCATGCTGAGCTTCTTTAAAAACATCTATTAGGACAGAGCGAATGACCTGAGCCATTCTGGGTTGTCCCTCCGCTAAATATTCATCAAGAATTTGCGCAACATCTCGAACATTGACAGCGGATATTAATTTCATTCCTACCCGTTCCTTAAGCAGAGATACTGGTTTTGCTTTTTGTTTGATAGTGTTTTCTTTAATATCTCCGGACTTCAATCTTTCCTGCTGAATCTTCCAGTAACGTTCAAGCCAGGTGTTAGTTGATATTGATTTTCCTGAGCTGGTGGAAATTCTGTCAGTGATTGCCATTATCTGGCGAGTTTGTTGTTCCGCCAGTCTTTTATTTGCTTCAATAGCTATTGCCGTGGCCTCTGCTTCGTCTGTTCCTAGACTATGAAACTTACCAGTTATCGGGTGCTTATAACGCCAGTATACTTTATTAACCTTTCTGCTGAAGAGCGGGTATAAATTTGGAATAGATATATTATTTTTACGTGGTCTGGCAGCCATCGTTCAAAATCCTCTGCAAAAGAACAGGGTCGCTTTTCTTTACTACAGGAGTGGTCAATGTACCGACCAACTCAGCATCCTCCCTGACGCGCCAGAATCGACCTTCTTTTTTGGCTGGGGGAGAAAACATATTCTGTTTAGCATAATTCCTGAGAGTGGAAACACTTGGAGGATTGCTTCTGTATTTCTCGTTTGCCCACTCTTCAAGGGTTAACATCTGGAGCATATGTTTTACCTCATCATGGCCCATTGCTGGGCCAGTATCTGAAAATACAAAATCAGTTTTGCATCAATTTTTGCAGCACCTGATTGCCGGCAATTATTCGCTGCCAGATCGCTGATACATAGCGGGCCTGATGAATAGCATCAGCGAGGGCATTGTGACGAGACCCTTCAAACGGGATCGTTGTTTTGGGGTCGAAGCTAATGGCTTGGCCGAGCTCTACCATTGTTCGTACGTCCCGATCGTTCCAGTATTCCCACGGATAATCTTCAGCAATGCAATCGTAAGAAGAACGCAGAATAGAGTTGTCGAATGACGCACCGTTACCCCATACCTGCGCCTTTTTGCTCCCACCAGCGACATTATCAGAAACAAATTCTCTGAACTGGAGTAATGCATCCTGCAACGGGATAGCATCATCATTTACGATCGCAGAGCGTGCTTCGGAGGACTGCTTAAGCCACCAGATAACAGTAGATGGATCGATTACGGCGCCCCAGTTCACGGAGGATTCAAGGCATACGACTTTATAGAAACTTTCTCCAATAGAGCCGGTTGCCGGGTCAAAAACAACCGCACCAATAGCGACGATAGGGGCGTTATATTTTTTACCCATGGTTTCCAGATCAACCATAACGTGAACATAATCAATTGGCTGATCTTCCTCCTTATTATGATGACCGGATTCAATATCTACAGAATCCGTTTGATGAACAACTTCATCTGTTTTTTCTTTTTGGTTAACCTTGCCCGTAACGTCAACAAGACCTTCAATGGAAAATACTCCGTCCCCAATTTTTGAAACTTCAGGCTGCCTGGTCTTGGTAAGGTCTTCGGTTACCCACTTCGGATCCGTAGGGTCGCTAACCCCTTCAACATATTCGCCGCGCTCGGCGGCCAGAACCTGATTAGCGTCCGGACGTTGCTTTTGAGCCTCTTTTACCAGTTCGGCACCAACTGCTTTAATGTCGGAGGAGAGTGTTTCCAGTTTTGCGCTGCTATCCACTCCGGCGATTACTTGGTTTGTTGCATCCAGAGTGACTGCAGCAGATGGAATATGTCCCGCCTTGGTAAGCGTCTCAGCGCTCGGGGTATCATGCTTATGTTCAGTCAGATTCGCGTTGATGTAGCCACGTAACCGATCTGGAAAAGGAGTTATTCCACTGGATGCTTCCCTGATCAGTGCAAAAATCGCTGCACGGGAATAATCAAGGATGCCTGGTGTGCTCCGTAATGCTGCAGACCATTCTTTAAATGGACTTTCTTTCTTCTGTACTATTTCCTTCGCGCGGCGGTGGACTGATGCCGGAAAATTATAGATGTCAAAATCCATAGGCATCGTTGCAAGAGCGATCTCTATATCCAGAGTATCCAGCGAATGCTGATAATCCGGATTGCGGTCAGTTTTGTTACCGCCGCCAGCATTGGCGCCGGCATCGGTTTTGTTTATTGAGGTGATATAGTTTCCAGCAGCCCATTCCTTTGTAAGGATCCCGCGGTCAATATGCGACGTTTCAAGCCATAATTTGGCGAACTGAATTTGCTTGCCGAGCTCATGGCGTTTCCCCACAGGAAATACGCTCTTAAATGCACTGGTAAATTTCCACAGGCCAGGCATATCATATTTTTTAAGCTCCGGAATATTTTCTGCCGTCAGCAGCAGATTCTGCACACCGTGATTATCCGTATCCATTTCCATCGCTGAAAGGCGGTTACGATGAGGAATGCTAATGTGATACACGTGACGCTCGTCGGCCATATACTGGGCAAGCAGCTGCGTGCGGAATGACATTTCCGCCAGGTTGAAGAGTGCTTCTTCATTGTTCGAATAGTCCTCTTCATCGCTATTTGCAGGAGAGATATCGTTTTCTGGTTTACTGGAGGGCTGTGGTTCAGCAGCCGCTGGCGCAACGATTTTTTGCCATGTCAGCCCGTCTTCACCACCAAGCTCGTAGCGATCGCACCAGGTGTCATCCAGTACACCTTCTTCCGGTAAGTCATCAACGATGAGCCAGTTGGTGCGGATCGGCAGCTGATGGCTGGCGCCGCGGCCAACGTTAATTTCAGCGTCTTCCAGGATGTCCAGGATTTTGCGCTCGGCGCGAGAATCGGATTTAGCAGAGAACCAGCAGAAGAGACTTTTCGCTTCGTTTGCTTTTGCCTTCGCTTTAATGAGATACGGGTAGTTGTTCATTGCGTTTGGGCTCCTTTGGATTGTAAGATACCCGGCAGCTGATGGCAGCCGCCTTGGTGGTGGTCATTGGTCAAAACTCGATTCCGGAAAGCTTTGGTCGGCTGACCGGGTACTTAACCCGCCTTGCGCGGGTTTTGTGCTTTATGGGGCTGGCGAATCGCCCCGCAGCAGCTGTGATACGCGAACGTCGTCAAGCGCTCGCAGGATAGGCTCAAAAGTTTTATGGGCTGGCAGTTTAGATACCGCAGTGATCACTTCTGTAACGGTGATGTCATCGCCGCGGGGGCTATAACCACCACCTGGGCCACGCTGTGAAATTACCAGGTTACCCGCCCGCAGCTTTTTGAAGATCTGCTCAAGGTATGAAGTAGACAGCTTTGACTCTTTACTGATGGCCGTCAGTGAAACGGGCGAGCCGTCATAGAGCTTATTCAAAGTGGCTGCGGCCTGGACAGATGCCAGAACGCGTTTCATTCCAAATTCCATAATCACTTCTCCGGCCGTAACGGCCATTGGTCAAAACTCGATTCAAAAACTCACTGCAGGCTGTTGGTCTTCAGCCATGTTTTGTGCATTTCGGTAGGGGAGGCACTGGCCCTGTACTTTTTGTTCATCGGCGTTGCTGTTGCAACTGGCCTCTGATGGATAAACACCGATCAGAACATCAGAGCATTCACCAGTGAGAGCACAAACGCTGATGACAAGGGCAAACAGGGTATTCATGCCTCAGCCTCAGGGTTTCCTTTCTGCGCCAGCAAGTAACACAGCTGGCGTAGTCTCACCTCGAACCAATTCAGGCGGGTCGCCTGGTTCCCGGTAGGTACTCGGGCAAAATCCTTCATAGTTATCTCCAGTTAACTCATTATTAAGTTGTGGTTTTGCAATGCGGCGCCGGGTGCCTCCCGGTGACGGCAGCCAGTTAACAACTACCGCCGACAACTTTTTCCCCACAACGAGTGAATAACCGCCATGTTTACTTTTTTTTAACTGTGTCGCGTGCGCATAGCCGCATTCACCGCATTGCAAAGCCTGATAGTCGTCATGCCTGTCTTTTCACCACTTCAGGCTCGGTGGTATTCTTGGCGCTCTCACACAGCCAAATAAAAGAGAGAAAAATGTCTCGTAGCCCTATACCTGTCTTCTGGTACGAAAATCCCGCTCACTACGAAGAATTCCAAAAAATCCTTTCAGATGCTTACGTCCTTCCCTTTGACTACCACGACTGGCGTATCCGCACCGATAGCATGGTGGAGCGCTACGAAAACAGCGGTATCCAGGCTGTGAAGGTGGTAGCCAGCACTTACGATTTCATCACCTGGTGCCAGGCCCATGGACGTGATATCAGTACCAAAAGCTGCAATGATTACGCGGTCTCCGAATCGGGCCTCCAAATCCTGCGCGACAGAGAGTTTGATTGGGGAGACGAGTAAAAAGTAAATTTTCCCTATCTTGGATATATCTATTCTCATAGTGATGCCCTATCTCATGCCTGTAACGCCGGCCGGCGGAACGTTATAACCTGCTGCGATTGATATTGCTGTCATCTCATCCGGTGTTTCGTATGCCGCCGGCAGCTACTACGTGGGCTTCCTGCCTCGATGACTTGCTGCGATGGAATGATTAAAGCATTGGTTTATGTTTGATGTCAACATTGGATTTATACAGATGCAAACTTTTGCTTTAATCGAGACAGGGGAGCTGTTGGAGTGATTGAGGCTGCGCGGCAGGCAAAAAAAAACCGGCATTTGCCGGTTTCATGGGGTGAGATCAGAGATGTTAGTTAGTGTCGCTAGCCTTAAATCGACCACGGAGATATTTCTCAACATAATCATCGATTTCTTTTAGGCGGACTTCAAACGTATCGATCATTCTCTCTTGTTCAGCCTCAGGTAACTGCCTAAACAGACGTAACATTTTGCTCTCATTTGGCTTGAGGCCTGAATCTTCAGATACTTTCTCTCCAAGCAACCAAGTTACAGACACATTGGCAGCTTCCGCGAGGGCAATTGCGGACTTTTTACTGATTACTCCTTTCTTAAACCACCCATTCACCGCTTGAGGTGTAACTCCAGCAATGCGAGCCATATCCGCCTTGCTGATCCCTCTTTGAGTAATTTCTTCCAAACGAGCAATCAGTTGGTTGTTGAGTTCTTCAGTGTTTTTCATAAGCCCATTGTAAAGGTTTAGTTTATAGCCACAATAAATTAAAAATTTGCATTGAATATAAACCTATGCTTTATTATGCCTAACTTAACGAGGAGATAGATATGACAGCCCTTGATAACGCAATTCGAGTAGCTGGCTCAGCCAATAAATTAGCATCAACGCTTGGAGTAAGCGGCATGGCAGTAAGTCAGTGGAAAACAAAAGGTATTGTGCCTTCATCGCGAGTTTTACAGGTTTTTAATGCAACGGGCGTTACGCCTCATGAATTACGTCCTGATCTATATCCGAATCCAACGGATGGAATACCTAAGGAGTGACCATGCAAACCACCTCTTTTGAAAATCATACTCCGGTGATGAGTATGCAACTGAAAACGGAAAATCAGTATTTGCCCCGTCGGCGTGACGGCAAGAAATGCCGAGCCATTTTGGCCGCCGTTCAGGAATGGGAGTCCTCATTACCTGGGCGTGCGCAAGACCACGTCGCGCAGCTGGTGGCCGAACAGTGGGAGAAACAAAACGGGCGCGGTATCAGCGTCAATAAACAAAATCTGTATCGCTACCTGAAAAACGAGGGCGGTTCAGAGAAGTACACCAGTTATGTCATCCAGCTTTCGGCGGCGATCGCTGATGCAATGCCGATAGAGATCGCGCGCAAACATGGCCTAAAACATGGCTTAACTGAAACTGAGCTGGTGGCCAATGCGATCAAAGAATGCAGCGAAGCGCACCAGGCCAAGTTACTTGGCGCACCTCTGCAGAAACTAGAGCGTGAAATACGGGAAGCTGCAATTGCACTTTTTAACATGCTCCCTGCAGATGCGGCGGGACCACTACTGGCGAGCATCAGTGCCGTAGCGCCGCAGTTTTTCTAATCGAGTTTTGACAATGACCACCAGCACCAGCTGGTTAATAAGAGGTTTCAGATGGCCCGCATCAGAACAGTTAAACCTGAATTCTGGACAGATGAGAAGGTGGTGGAATGTTCAATTCCAGCGCGTCTCCTGTTTATCGGGTTGTTCAACTTCGCCAACGATATGGGATGCCTTGAGCGTTCGCCAAAACGGTTGAAGATGCAAATCTTCCCTGCGGACGCGCTCGATTGCGAACCACTAATACAGGAACTGATTACTCATGGATTACTCACTGAGTATTCAGTGAATGATGTCTGCTATTTGCAGATTAAAGGTTTCCTTAAGCATCAAAAAATAAACAGGCCTTCGGCCTCAAAAATACCTCTTCCGCCAGAATTCACTGAGTCTAAGGCAGGAAAGGAAGAAAAGAGAGCTCCTAATCAAGGAGGGCTCATGGAGGACTCAGTGAATCCTCATGGAGGACTCACTGACGGAAAAGGAAGGGAAGGGAAGGGAAAAGGATCAAACCCCACTCTCTATGCGCACAAGGGAAATGTTTTTCAGGAACCTCAGTATCTGCCTGGAGTGGATATTCCGATCGGGAAATTCGCCATGCACGACCTTTGGCTACCGTCACAGGACTGGCCGCGACTGGCTGCTACCTGGGGAATAGCACTTCCCGAACCGGCATACCTGCCGACAGAGCTGGCAGAGTTCACCGCGTACTGGAAATCCGAGGGGAAAGTGTTCACTCAGGTTCAGTGGGAGCAGAAATTTGCCCGCAGCGTGATAAATGCCAGAGCCAAATCCAAACCACAACCAGCAACCGGAGGTAACGGCAATGCAAGAATTCAATCAGTTAACACCGCATCCCGGGCAGTCCAGCAAATTCAGGAAGCCAGAGAGCTCTGGGAGAAGCAACGCGGACTTGCTGGCGGCGGATACGGCATGGCGGCTATGGACGGTCATGGGGGAGATATTCTCGAACCGGTGGACCCAGAAGAACGGGGCGGCTCCCTCGGATATGTGGATTGCCCAGATTGGATCGATGAGTGATGCCCAGATTACCCTGGTCTGCCGCCAGTGCATGGAACGCTGCGCCGCGGGTAACACATGGCCACCGGATCTGGCTGAATTCGTTGCGCTGGTTTCGGCGAGTGGAGCCAACCCATTCAACCTGACGTCCGAAGCTGTGATGGCTGAATACAAGCGCTGGCGCAATGAGTCTTATCGCTTTTCGGGCAGCGACAGATATCCCTGGAAACAGGACGTGCTGTATCACATTTGCGTTGAGATGCGCAGAACGGGAGTTGAGCGAAACCTCACAGAGGGGGAACTAAAAAAACTGGCAGAAAAATTACTTACGAAGTGGACGAAGCACCTGGCTAATGGGTTCTCGATCCCGCCGATTCGCCGACAGCTTGAAGCGCCGCGACATCCGGCTGGGCATACACCAGCACAGCTTCTGATGGAAGAGTACAAACGCCGCAAGGCGGCAGGTTTAACCAAGTAAACGAGTTTTGACCATGACCAAACAATCAAAAACCAAAGTAACCAAAGCACAGATGGTGCTTGCCATCGTTAGCCGGACGCCAGAATGCGTCCTGCAGGATGTCTGCGATGCGCTGGACTTGCAAGCCAGTACAGCAGGTAACTTGCTGCGGCAGCTACATGCCGCGGGAAAACTCCATCGTACCCATAACGGCTGCCAGTACGTCTATCGAGTGGGGGCAGGCGTTGAGGTTCCCGATGTTGCCCTGCCGCAGGCTGCAACACAATTATCTGAAGAAGATGTGAAAAAAGTCCAGGACGCACTGTCACTGGCGAAGATGCTGGAAGACAAAAAGCTGTGGCGCCGGGCTGCGACTGTTTACACCTCGATGCTTGGGATGGCTACAACAGCAAACGAACTCTGGTTGCTTGCCAGAATGCGTAACCGCTGCCTGCGCAATGTGGCGAGGTGGTGAATATGCCTTAAATAGAATCAACAGCAGCTGGTACGGGATGTCAAAGCTAAGTTTAATTATTCCGGGGTGAGGAAAAGCTGAGATGTCCGCTGAGTGCCAGAAGCAGAACTTGCTTACATCGTGCCATGTTAGTTTGCCGGGAGCATGTCATCCATTCCTCGCTCAGAGCGAACCATCCTTGATCCTTAGTGTTTAATTTTTTACATCAGACCCCAGTCGACAGTTCCGAAATGCTGCTTCTAGTGAGTCGGCGAAGCTTACCGGCCTGCCGGTTACTGCTGTCGGGCTGACAACCCGGCAACGCTGGCGAGTCGAAGGAGGCACTAGTTATGATGACTGTGATGACTCTTGTGCCTTGAATACACAGTCAATAATCACACCTTTGATCAATGTCATTTTGTTCAATAGTTGATCATCCTACAGAAGTCTGCAGTTGAATGCTCTTTTTCAGGGATCGTCTGGGAATTAAAAAAATTTTGTTCTTCAGTTCAACAGAAGTCTGATTGATATTATTTTTTAACCTTTTATTTAATGTTAATATCAATAACTTAAATAAAAATGAGTTGTTAATGAATTCCAGGGTCTGCAATAAACACTGTTTTCTTGAACAGTATCCTCTGACGTGATAGTTTCAAAATAATACTGTTATCTGGGAGGAATCTCATGGCGACTTCTGTATTGGCTAATTGGCACGGTCATGATTACCAGGCTCGGTATTTCTGGATTGAGGCATCCCGGCTTAAAAATCCCCAACAAGATTTCGTCGTAGAAGTTTCCTATGAAGCCGATGGCCCTAAAGCCTTTGATGACGTGATTACGCGTTATAACCCCCCCCGCCGCAGCACCGGGCCCGATCGGATTCAGGCCGATTACTATCAAATCAAGTTTCACGTTACACAAGCCGCTAGCTTCGGATTCGAGGACCTGATTGACCCCGCATTCATCGGTGCTGAAACCTTCTCGATCCTTGAAAGGCTAAAACAGGCAAAAGGAACTGAGCCTGTCAACTCTGCTTTTCATCTTGTCACGACAGATCGAATTATCGATGAGGACCCGCTTGGTGAAATAATCAGCAATGTGGATGGCTCAATACGACTCGATAAGTTGTTTGATGGCACGACCGACAGGAGCCGTAAGGGAAAGGTTCGCAAGCTCTGGCGCCAACATCTTAAGCTTTCCACAGACCAGGAGCTGGAGCAGGTGCTTTCTGGTTTTCACATTCAGCAGTCACAGCCCACGCTTGAAGCGATGCGTGAAAAAGTTAATACCTGCTTCCAGATCATTGGTTTGATAACCTGCGAAACAAGTTCGGACTTCCGTTTCGATGGCGCTGCGCGTGCCTTACGCAGTCAGGAACGTTATCGCTTTACCCGAGAGCAATTCACAGCCCTTTGCGAGGAAGAGAACTGGATCAGATCGGAAGCACCTGAAAGCTTCAGAAATGTTGCGCTACGCTCTTTCAGCGATGGGCCACTGGACATCATGGATGCGCTTCCGGAACACACACTCTCCCTGCTTTCTCTCTTCGAAGGTCGATTTCCCTCCCCGGGCATTGAATGGAATAATGTTATTAAGCCCCAAGTAGAAACCTTCCTCACAGGTATAAGGCAGACGGAGCGTAAAGTTCGGCTGTATCTAAATACCCACAGCTCCATTGCAATGCTTGCCGGCAAATGTCTTGGTCACAAGTCAGGCGTAGAAATCGAACTGGTCCAGAAAGGGAGAATGGGCGACTCCATCTGGTCTGAGAACGAATCGCAGGATGAACCTGATGCGATTATCGAAACCGAGACTGTCGGAACCGGAAGCGATGTCGCTGTAGTGCTCAGTATCGCGAGAAATGCGCTGCCAAAAGCGCGCGCATACATACTCGAAAATCAGCCTGACATAGGACGTATCATTCACTTAACCCCCGCAAACGGGCACGGGCAACGATCTGTGAAAAACGGTTCACATGCCGTAGCGCTTGCCGAACAGGTGTCCGATGTAGTCACGGATGCAGATTTACCGGTTGAGGCAAGCTTGCATATTTTCAGCGCTGCGCCAAATGCCGTTAATTTTTATCTTGGCCAGCACACGGATTTTCTGGGGACATGTGTCTTTTATGAGTTTGACTTTCAACGCCAACGAGATGGCTCCTACCTTCCTTCATTTAAGGTTTAATCACCATGGAACTTCAACCTCAGTTCAACGAATTTTTAGCAAATATCAGGCCGACTGATACACAGAAGGAAGACTGGAAAAGTGGTGCAAGGACACTGCGCGAGCGCCTGAAGAATTTCGAACCACTCAAGGAAATTGTCGTATCAACGTTCCTGCAGGGCAGCATTCGTCGTTCAACAGCAATCCGTCCGCTCGGCGATAAGCGCCCTGATGTTGATATTGTCGTGGTGACCAATCTTGACCATACCCGGATGTCTCCCACTGATGCAATGGACCTGTTCATCCCATTCCTCGAAAAGTATTACCCGGGTAAATGGGAAACTCAGGGGCGCTCTTTTGGTATTACCCTCTCCTATGTCGAACTGGACCTAGTGATCACCGCCATCCCAGAGTCAGGGGCAGAAAAAAGCCATCTTGAGCAGCTCTATAAATCAGAGTCAGTTCTGACTGTTAACTCTCTGGAAGAGCAAACTGACTGGCGCCTGAATAAAAGTTGGATCCCCAATACGGGATGGTTGTCTGAGAGTAACAGTGCGCAAGTAGAGGACGCCCCCGCTTCAGAATGGAAAGCGCACCCGTTAGTGCTTCCTGACAGAGAAAAGAGTGAGTGGGGCCGGACACATCCACTCGCGCAGATCAGATGGACCGCCGAGAAAAACCGTCTTTGCAACGGTCACTACATCAACCTTGTCAGGGCGGTGAAATGGTGGCGACAGCAGAACAGCGAAGACCTACCGAAATATCCTAAAGGCTATCCGCTGGAGCATCTGATTGGAAACGCGCTGGATAATGGCACCACATCAATGGCCCAAGGGCTTATTCAACTGATGGACACTTTTTTATTGCGCTGGGCAGCCATTTACAATCAGAAAAGTAAGCCGTGGTTGTCAGATCACGGGGTTGCAGAGCATGACGTGATGGCGCGCTTAACAGCCGAAGATTTCTGTTCATTTTATGAGGGTATTGCGGGTGCGGCGGAAATTGCCCGTAACGCGCTGGCGTCTGAGGATCCTCAGGAAAGCGCACAACTCTGGCGCCAACTGTTCGGATCCAAGTTTCCTTTACCCGGCCCTCAGGGCGGTGATCGCAACGGTGGATTTACAACGCCAAGTAAACCAGCAGAACCACAGAAAACCGGACGCTTCGCTTGAGTACAGTCGTTCAGCAAGTGCCAAGAGAGCTGCAGGCAGCGCTCACCCTGATCAATAATGATCCTAGGATGCAGACGAACAATGCCTGGGCGCTCTCTGCTGACAAAAGATGGTCTCTAAAATTCACCGCCGAGCTTTCCGTACCCGGTTCTAGGTTCATGCCAGACAACAGCGTCTGGCATCTGGTCCTCTGGCAGGAAGAGACCCTGATACGCATAGAGGTTTATCCCGATAAATCGGAAGGTATTTCAGCCACGTTCCAGCACCAAAACTACAACTTTTCGGATGCGTCTACCCGTGAATGGACCTCAGGAAATCCGTGCCTTGAGAATACGCCCGCCGTATTTGGTCGTAACTTATGGGGGCTGGAACCCGAAGCACTACTCGACAGAATCAGCTGGCGACTCAGTAGGCTGCTGCTCTGGATTGACGCCGCTGCACAGGAAAAACTGACCACAACCGGGGATGCTATTGAACTCCCCGCCTTCCCCGATCAGTCACCCTTTACCGTGATTGGTTTTAGCGAACAGATTGATGATCTCCCCTTCTGGGCATCGAAAACAGGAGAATGGGGGTATGCAAGCAGCACTGGATTGCCCGGTGCGCGCGGTGCCCGCTTTTTGCGTGAGTTTTTTGATAACAAAGGAAAGCTAATCCGGACAACCAAATGGTCCTCGTTCATGCGCAAAGGCGCGAGAACTACGAATGCAGTGTGGTCTGTTTTGCCTACCCTCCCAGTTCTGGCTCCTTGGCAGGCACCCAAGACCTGGCAGGAGCTCAGCAATTGCTTCGCACAATGCGGGTTATCACTGCCGGACCTCTTTTCAGATATTGGGCGTTCTGTCAGAGCCCTGCGCAAGCAACGCGCGCCCGGATTACTCTTGCTGGGTTTTCCGCTGGAAAACAAAATTGGAGATGAGCCAGCGCGAATTCACTGGCTGGCACTGCGTCTGGCCGGTCTCAGTAATACAATGACAAAACGCCCCGGATTCCGTCCAACGGAACGGAATCGTAGAACTTGGGATCGCGAACAGCCACTTTCACAGGAGCCCATCAAGTGGGTGAGGACGCAGAATTGGTCTGCCGACCAGCTCAGAACACGTGGCGAAGCGGCCAACGACATTCGCAGCAAAAAGGTGCTGATAATCGGTGCAGGCTCACTGGGTAGCATGATTGCAGAAAACCTGATGCGCATAGGTGTTGTCAGCCAGGGCATTCTGGACGCAGACCTTCTACAGACCGGAAATCTGAGCCGTCACGCCCTGACAATGACGTCAGTTGGCCATAACAAAGCGGCCGCGCTGGTTGAACATCTGAATCGTATTCTGCCTGACGCAAGTGCACGTTCATTCAGCTGCGCGTTTCCCCCTGAGAGTGAGGTCACAAAAAACTCACTGCGTCAGTATGACGTGATCATTGATTGTACCGGTGATGATGGTGTTCTTAAGTCATTGGCGGCATTTGACTGGCAAAGTGAAAAAATATTTATCAGCCTGGCTATGACATGGCGGGCTGAAGGTTTATTTGCGTTTGCTGCCAGTGAAACAACTTTTCCGGTGACGGATGCTTCCAGCCGCTTCGACGCCTCGGCGTCACCTGAGATCGACATGGATGAGGCGAGAATAGAAGGTATCGGGTGCTGGCATCCTGTATTTCCGGCCCGTGCCGATGACGTACAGTTATGGGCGGCCGTCGGTACAAAATTCATTTGCCGGGTTGTCAGTGCGCCAGGGAGAATCTATGAATATTTTAAGCAGATGCCTGATGGCACTGTCGAGAGAGAGCCGCATGAGTATTAAAGATGTGACTTTTTCAAGTGAGGTAGCTCTTTATACGGTCGTCATTAGCTCCTCAGCCATTGAGCAGATGGTTTCCGAATGTCTTAAAGCTGGCGTAAATGAAACAGGTGGCATTCTGATTGGCTCATACAGCGAAGACAGTTCTACGGCAATGATCGTGGAATCCACGACTCGTCCAGCGGATTCACTCGCTGGCCGGACGACATTTCAACGGGGCGTCAGAGGGCTGAGGCCATTACTTCATGCCCGATGGAAAACGGGATTGTATTATGTTGGTGAGTGGCATTTTCATCCAGGAGGCTCACCCAAGCCAAGTGGTGATGACTTCAGATCCATGACAAGCATTGCAGCGAACCCTGGCTACCAGTGCTTGGAGCCTGTAATGATTATACTTGGAGGGGATCCGGCAGGCTCATATAGTCTGAGCGCCAGTGTATTTCCAAGGGGAGACGCCCCCATCAGACTGCGAGAGGTACTGATTTAATATTCGTCCCCTTTGTTTTCTATCAGACCATGGTCTTCAGGCCTGAAACACCACTTTTTGCGGCCCGGCGGAGCCGCGCTCTGCCGGTTAACGCAGTCGACAGATACTCAGGCTGGTCAGCGAGCCGAGGCGTTCATTGTGTGCGACGTCACTTAATCATCGGTCTCATGAACGATTTTCGTTGAGATGCTTGACACAAACCACACACGCTTATAAAACCGCTTTCCGGAACAAGAAGACGCGGGATTGCAGGAATGATCGCTTTCAGAGCGACCATTACCAGTCCATAAAGCCTGTGTCATTACCATCTGCCCCGCCATTGATTCAAAAAGAATGCTGTCATCACTGTCCGCTTTTCGCTCGAAGCAGACTTTCATCTCATTCAGATTGTCCGCTCTGTGCCAAGAGCGGAATCTGGAGCGCCAGAGGTAGCAACGTTTCTTATCAAAGGTGTTGATCACCACAAAAATGACTGTATCCCTGTGATAGCGGATTTCGTCCTTTGAGAAGAAAAGATCAATCTAAACATGAGCATGGGTTAGCGAAAAGTGGCATTAAACGCTTGAACATTTCACCTAACGAGTATACTGTTTATTTATACAGTACTTGCGTGAGGAGCTAGTTATGAAAGTGGAAATCACAATTGATCGCCAAAAAAAATTGCCGGATGGCGCTGTGCCTGCTCTGGAGAAGGAGCTACTGCGGCGATTGGATCAAAACTTTAATAACTGCAGTCTTGTGATTCGTCGGACCAGCTCTGATGGGTTGACCGTGCTTGGAGGAATGGACGGAGATAAAAAACGTATTGAGGAAATCCTGCAGGACACCTGGGAAAGTGCTGATGACTGGTTCTGTTAAGTTGAGGTCCAGTGGCTTGCCTGGTTTATTTTGAGGATTTTGCTGTGAGTAAAAAACAAGAAATGCCGAACACCGGCTATGCAATTATCAGATGCGATGATGGGGTGATCGTTGCTCGTCTGACATCCTTTCCTTTGTGTGAGCGCGCTCTGATGTACCGGCGCGGCGACACTGTTTCGTTTATGCCTTTGCAGCCAGATGAGATCGTTGGGACTCTCTCTCTTTTTTCACAGATGATTGAAAAGGCTAAGTCTGGAGTTGGTTACCAGGTTCCCCCTGGTTCTGTTACAATCCCGTCATAGGCCTGAACAACCTATACCTGCTGCGTCACGGAGAGAAGCCATGACGCAAACAACTGAAGTATCAAAATCCCACCAGACTGGTGCTCCTTCAACGAGCGCCGGTTTACTCTCGTCTTCGAAACTCACTTTTCGACAGCAGGAAGTTTTCGATCTGCTGGTCGCCTACATCAATCAGCATGGCTACCCACCTACGCTATCTGAGCTGGCCGATATGCTCGGCGTTAGCTCGTCTAATGCTGTCCTGTTGCATCTGCGTGCGTTAGAGAGAAAAAATTTCATAAAACTCTCTCGCCGTGTCTCCAGAGGAATTTCCATCGTCGGGCGAAAGGAGCCTATGCTCGCCGTGCAGCTGCTGCAGGAAATGATAGCTGAAGAACCCGGCGCGCGTGAAAGAGCGATTGAGTTTTTGCGACTGTTCGGTGATCAGCCATGAAGAAAAGTTGGTTTTTACACGAGCAGCTTTCAGAGGCTGAGGCTACAGAGCTGGTGGAGCGATACCGTAAAAATAACTGTGTGGTTGAGAAGAGCTTATCCAGAGACTTTGCATCGTGGGAGATCCGCGTGTTGTTGCCGGAATCGAAGAAGCCGCCACGGATTGACAGGACCTACATACAGAAGATGTGGAGGGACTGATGCGAGCTTTGCTTAACGTGGATATTGCACGCCATCTTGGAATTGTGCTGCTTAAGCCGGGTAGTGAATTAATGCCGTTATTCGGTGCCGGCCGGGTTCTTGTGGAAATACCGCCGGCAAGCATGAAAAAGATACCCAGTGGACGTCTTCCTGATGCCCGGCAGCCGTTGCGGGATGATATGGGGATCAGACCTTTTTTCATGAAGAAGGCAGTTATCACTGCAGCTGGTGGGGTTAGTGCCCTCGAGTCATGGTTGCGTAGGCAGGTTAAAAACTGTCAGTGGACACATTCCGATTACCATCACCATGAGCTCGTCCCGTTTCGCCATTCGACGGGTGTAATAATCGCATGCTGGCACTGTGATAATGAGCTGAAAAACCAAACGGGACAAACCCTCGATCAACTGGTAGGTGTTAACAACGCTGACTGGGTAATCGACACTGCCCGCATCGCGCTTGGGCTGGACGCCCAGCGATCACTGTCACTGGCGGAGCTATGCTGGTGGGCGGTAGGCGCCGGGATTGGCGATGAAATTACAGAAGAAATGGCGCGCCGATCCCTGCGTATTAAAGACGATGGCATTAAATCGGTTTACAGGGAGAGTGAGATTGTTCCGTCGGTACCGGCCACCAGTATTCTTTCTCCCCGTCTCGAAAAAACAATTAAGCCAACGGCAATAACAACGCCGGGCAAACCTCTGGTTCCTGTGAACGTCGATCCTGTTGCTCCGGCGACACTATTCGCGAGACCTAAGCGGAGCCGATGGTTATCAGCTGATTTTATCTCATGGGTTAAAACACAACCGTGTATGTGCTGCGGGCAGCCTGCAGATGATGCACACCATCTTATTGGCTGGGGGCAGGGCGGCGTAGGCACCAAGGCCCACGATGTTTTTACGCTCCCATTATGCCGCAAGCACCACCGTGCTTTGCACCATGACCCTGCCGCTTTTGAGCGTGAATACGGCACCCAGCCGGTATTGATCATTAAATTGCTGGACCGGGCATACTCGCTCGGCGTTCTTTCCTGAGGAGCTTTAAAAATGAGAGATATGTACGAACTATTGGACCGTTGGGGAGCTTGGGCGGCATCTGACAATAGTGGTGTTGACTGGCAACCCATTGCTGCTGGGTTTAAAGGTTTGCTACCTCATGGAAAGAAAACACGCCAGCAATGCGATGATGATGAAGGAATCATGATCGACGGCTGTGTAGCGCGATTGCGCAGGTATAAACCTGAAGGGTATGAGTTGGTCATTGCTCATTTTGTTATCGGCATCTCATTAAGAACCATCGCGAAGAAGCGGAAGTGCTCTGATGGGACCATCAGGAAGGAATTGCAGACTGCGATGGGATTCATTGAGGGAGTCCTGTCGATTATTTCATGAAATTTCTTTATAAAGTATAACGGCGATGCCGACTATGGTCGGTATCCAACATAGTACATAAAAGGATACCAATATTCCGAATGAGAACCTTTCATTTTTTTTCAGTTCGGCTATTGCACTTTCAATGTCACCTTGAAGTTCTTTAGGGTAACTTTTGAGCTTTTGACTGAACGGATTGAAAATCATTTCTTTTGCATGAATAATTCTCCTTAATTGTTTCCACTGGCTAGAAATAATTAAAGTAATTATTAATGAAGTAAAGATTATTCCTGTCAATGCTACAAATTGCTCTGTTAAATCGTTTAGTTTCCATATGCCTATGGCAGCTAGTAATGACAGTGGAATTGCTAAAATTTTGGCAGTTAAATCGCTGATGGTCTTTGATGTTTTTTCAGAAAATTCTAATTCAGCTGCGGCGACGTCTTTTCTTGCTTTGTGGAAGTTAAAACCACTAAGGTATACAGAAAGATTGTTGTCGTAGGCTAAACGAAAATCTGTCCAGTGTTCGATTAATTGCTGGAAATTAAAGTTATTTTCATTAACGTACTCAACTAAAGTATTACGAAATATGCCTCTCTTTTCGATGTGGTGATTTACGTCATTAATGGCATAATCATCCTGTAACTGCTCCACTATATTACAATCAATATCGGCGTAGCCTAACATTTCATTCGTTATTGTTGGCTGAAGTATTGCAGATTTTGACTTGCCATCAGAACCTTGAATGAAAACTAGACGAGGTTCTCCGTCAGTGGCTTTTTTGTCATGGTAGTGTGCGAGCTTGGATAATGCTTTAATCAATCTGCAAATATTTTTAATTTGTTGAACCGCTGGTGGTATGGTTGTATCTCCCGGATGATAATCTATATCAATGATATAGAAGTCTGTAGGAAATTCGCCATTTCTTACTGATGGGAATTTAATTAAATCATCTATGGAGTTATGGAAGCGTTGAATACTGTCTCTAGGTAGTTTTAATGTTATAGATACGCTCTTCCAGTCGATGGGAAGAGTAAGGCTCTGTAAATGAGTGCCGTCGACGGTTAATTCATCTGCAACAATGTATTGAGCTGCACGAGGAGAGGTAATAAGCTCTCTGAGAAGAGTTTCTGTATGTGGGGAGTAATCAAATTGCAAAGGCAAATACACACCAGAAATAGCTGGTTTGCCAGCTATTCTATATAGCTCAATAAGAGTCCTTAATTGTGTGTTATTTGTCATCTCCGTCACCTGTTTGTGATTTTTCTTTTAATGCACGCTCAATGCTCTGAACTGCGTCTTTCGGTAGCTTAGTGAATGTTAAACTTTGATTTTCAGTATTATAACATATGTCAGCATCACCCGTCGTGCCTAGAAGTGCTTTCTCAAAATTAAAACTATAACCATCGCCTTTATATTTGACATTCAAAAGTTGGTTCAAGCCTGAACGGCTGACATTAAATTCAACAGGGATACGAATCTCTTCACTATTCAAATACGTTATTAACTCATTGGAAAGTTTTTCTCGTGTTTGCTCGTCGACGTAAGTCATGTGTTTATAAGCCATTGCTGAAATGTCCGATAACTTCGCAGGCTTACCAGAATCGAATTGATGATCAATATAGCTTATAACTTCGTTTTTGAAAATCCGAGAGTGGCTTTTGATTTCAGTATGCTTCTCAAAAAACTTCATGACTTCAGTTGGAAGACTTTTTGTTGCGTTAGTGGATGTAATGCCTTTGTCACATCCTAGAGCAAGAATGAAATAACCAGAAGCCGTTTGTTGCGTAGTCGTGCTAATGAAACTTAAATAGCTTAAATCTTGCTTTTCAATTGCTGATGAATTTTGATATTGAATGAATTTATCAAAATTGATACGTGCAGCTTGATTGATTTTTGTTAAATCGAGTTGTTCGAGCAGTTCTGGTTCAAGTTTCGAACTTAATCGTATGCCTTCTTTCTGTTTTATCATAGTAACCAAAAAGAAGTTAATGCCATCGCGTAAATAATCTGCAAAAATAATCACCCCACCAGATGACCATAATTGCTTTTCAGACTCATCAGCCAGTTTGTTCATTATATTTACACTAAGATCTATGAAATTTTGAGCGGAGGGCTTTGATAAAGAAGTATAGCGCTCGATTGCATCAGGTACAGGTCCACGTTCTGTTAACTCTTCTTTAAAAACTCCATAATATGCAGAGTTTCCTTTTTTTCCATACAACTCATTAATTTCATTAATGAGTTTGAGGACTATTTTGTTGGACGAATCGAGAGTTGTATCTCTGAATTTCACCCTTTTGGCCGGATTCATAGGCTTCTTAGCTTCTTTGAGAAGTTCATGGACAATAACATTATTTAAAGTGATCTCTGCCACGGTATTAATCCTCTAATAGGTAATTGAATGTAGCTTACAAAAATGCTAACGCGTACGCAAAAACTATCGTAATCTGTTAAGAGTGGTCACTTCGACACACAGCTTAACCATCAGAACCCTGCCGCTCGGCGGGGTTTTTGCTTTCCGGCGATACGACAGGGGGTATTCGCGAGATGCATTGCATCAGTACCCTTGTCATATCGTCGTATATCGCATAAATGATTTGCTTCGCCTCACCGTGGCGTAGAGGTCTTGGGCAATAGCTCCCTCTGTTATTTATATAAACAAAAATGTTTATTCTTTGCTTGATAGTATAAACAAAAATGTTTATACTTATCTCAAGTTAAACAGACAGGAGGAGGAAGTGAAGCAAAGCGAGTTGAGGCGTTGGCTTGCAGCTCAAGGGGCAGAATTTAAAGATGGTACTAACCACTTGAAAATCTATCTCAACGGCAAGCAAACGGTAATGCCGAGACATCCGGGGAAGGAAATACCGGAACCGCTGAGGAAGGCAATTCTTAAGCAGCTCGGCATCAAATAAAATCCAGCCCCTCGGGGCTGGTACTCGCGGAGGTTCACTTAATCAATATGCGATACCCGGTAATTTTTGAGCATGACGAAACCGGCTGGGCGGTATTCTTTCCGGATATCCCAGAGGCAATGACAGGAGGAGAGACCAGGGAGGAAGCGTTAGAAATGGCGCAAGATGCCTTGGTGACGGCGTTTGATTTTTACTTTGACGACCGCCGGGAGATTCCCGCTCCATCAGCAGAAGGTGATGCGTTTGTTGAGGTTCCGGCCAGCGTGGCAGCTAAAGTATTGCTGTTAAACCGTCTGGTCAGCACCAACACCAGCAATGCTGATCTCGCCCGCATGATTAACACGCGCCCACAGGAAGTGCAGCGCATCGTATCTCTTGGTCACAGCACCAAAATCGATACGATCCAAAAAGCGCTATCAGCGTTGGGGCAAAAGATGGAAATTGTCGTCCACTAATCTCTATATCTCCTAATCAAAGGTCGCCGTACTGGCGGCCTTTTTCATTTCAGGCTCACGGGAATCATCATCGATACGGCTTGTTGTTAAATCAGCCCGATGGGCCTGTTTCTATCAAACACACGCACAGCACCCGCACACAGCGAGGTGAGAGTATGTATCGCATGGACAAACTAACAACCGGCATTGCCTATGGCGCATCAGCTGGAAACGCCGGGTTCTGGATGCTTCAGGTGCTAGATAAAGTCAGTCCATCACAATGGGCAGCCATTGGCGTGCTTGGCAGCCTTCTTTTTGGTCTGCTTACGTACCTGACGAATCTGTATTTCAAAATTAAAGATGACCGGCGCAAAGCGGCACGGAGTGGTGATGGGAAACAGAGCGAAACTTAGTGCCGCAATGCTGGCCCTCATGGCTGCTGGTGCTTCAGCTCCAACATTGATGGATCAGTTCCTTGATGAGAAAGAAGGTAACAGCCTCACAGCGTATCGCGATGGCAGTCAAGGGATCTGGACAATTTGCCGCGGGGCTACGCGTATAGATGGTAAACCCGTCACTCAGGGTATGAAACTGACCCAGGCCAAATGCGATCAGGTAAACGCGATAGAGCGCGACAAAGCGCTGGCATGGGTGGATCGGAATATCCATGTCCCTTTGACCCCGCCACAAAAAGTAGGCATTGCCTCGTTCTGTCCATACAACATCGGGCCCGGTAAATGCTTCCCGTCTACGTTCTATCAGCGGATTAACGCCGGTGATCGTAAAGGCGCATGTGAAGCGATTCGCTGGTGGATAAAAGACGGAGGGAAGGATTGCCGGGTGCGCTCCAATAACTGCTATGGGCAGGTAACACGCCGTGATCAGGAAAGTGCGCTGACCTGCTGGGGGATTGACCAGTGAGTGCAGCCTACTTAAAGCCAGCTATCGCCGTAATGATTATTGCTGGTGCCTTTGTTGCTGGTTTAGCCTGGAGCGATCGGGCATGGGAAAAGCGGTGGGCAGAACGTGATAGCGACGAATCGTCCCAGGAAGTTAACGCGCAAACCGCCGCCCGGATGATTGAACAGGGGCGTCTGATCGCCCGCGATGAGGCCGTAAAAAATGCTCAAGCGCAAACAGCTGCAGCGCGTACTGTTGCCGCTAATCTCTCTGATACTGTTAGCCAGCTGCGGCTGCAGGCAAAAAAACTTGCCACCCGCCTGGACGCCGCAAGCCACACCGCAAGTCTTGCCGCTACCGTCAGAAGCAAAACAACCGGCGCCACCGCCGGAGTGCTCGCCGACATGCTTGGAAACCTTGCAGAAGAAGCTCGACGGTATGCTGCAATCGCTGACGAACGCTACACAGCAGGAATGACCTGTGAGCGGATTTACGAATCAGTAAGAACGTCTATCCCCAGTAAGGGATAACATGATGTTTATCCCTTTGTAGGGATATCAACTGATTGGCCTCGCATCTGCGGGGCTTTTTTATTCGCAAAAGGTAACGTGATGAAGAACTTAAAAATTGCATACGTAGACGAGAAGCTGGTGGCGATTGAGTGTGACGGATTGTCATGCTCATCGCTGCCCGTTTCAGAGTTTCCCATCGACAGTACCGCTTTAACTCTCCCTCAACTCATGCTCGAGGATGCTTATGCCGCCACGAGCTAAACGACCTTGCCGGCACAGAGGATGCGCGACTGTGACCAATGATGTAGGAGAATACTGTGAGATGCATCGGCAGCAACACGCTGGTGATGGCTGGCGTAACTACCAGCCCGGAAAAACTCGGCAGGAACGTGGTTATGGTCGACCGTGGGAAATTAAACGGGCCCGTATCATGAAGAGGGATAAATACCTTTGTCAGAACTGCAGGCGAGACGGTATTGCCACGAAAGCCTCAAGTGTCGATCACATCATTCCTAAAGCTCATGGCGGTACCGATGATGACTTTAATCTGGAGTCATTGTGCTGGACCTGCCACAGCAAGAAAACAGCAACAGAGAGAACCCGATGAAGAGTTTCAAAATTGAATACGTTGATGGCGTTTTGACCGTTCTGGAGACGGATGGTCAGTCACGAATGAATGAAGCTGTGCATGGCATCCATTTTGAGCATGTCCAGGGCGGCCGCCCACTGCTGAAACTGACGATTGCGCATGATATTGCACCGGCACCGGCTGCTGAGTCGGCTCAGGAACCTTTAGTGGGTGAGCTGGTACAGGAGCAACAATCTCCGCTTCCCGGCGGTCGCCGTTCACGTCATCGTCGTGGAGGAAAGCAATGATGTATCAACGCACGGATCTGACGCTTTCCATGTTCTATGCATCCAGCGCTGATGCAGACGGGAACAAAGTGGCTACGTTGACGATGCAGCTAATTGCGGCAGAGGTCGGAGCCGTCCAGACCAGCCAACTGCGATGTATAACCGATAGCGCGAAGAAAAAAACGTATAGCGTAGGTGAACAATCTGTCAGTAATGGTTCCGATCCGTTGCTGGTCGCGATTGAGAATTACTGGCGTCAGAGTACGGATGTCGTCGTTAAAGGGTTGATCGCCGAGGTGACCGACTTCATCGCAGGGAATATCAACTCAGTCAGCACCTGGATCGGCCAGTTTGGGATGAAGGTGTTCGAGAACCAGCCATTAGCTGAACGGCTACCAGAAAGCGTACTGCAGGCCGATGGGGGCTCCGCTACAGCGCCAGGGTCCTGACAGCAGGTATTACGTCAGGTGCTCACAAAGAGCCTGGGATTTTCCGGACCTCGCAATGTGAACCGTATGCGCCGCCGGCGAAGCCGGAATGACGATTTCCACCTCGACTGAGCCAGCTGCTGGCAGAGGGGAGGGGGGATCAAATCCCTGACCCCTTTCGCGCTTCGGGACTGCCCGTTGAAGTCTATTTTTACACGCCAGAAATAAGAAACTTTTTTCCGGAAGGTTTCATCTATCAAAGGAACGTTTATGGCCGGAGGAATTCGATCGTCCGGTGGTGGCCGAAAACCCACTTTACCCACCGGGCAAAAAAGCAAATTAACACGTATTGCGCCTCCCGCTGAGTTAATGGGGGAGGCGGCAATAAGAATGTGGAAGACGCAAAGCAAAATACTCATCGACCGAGGGGTGTTTGAGCTGGAGGACGCACCTTTGTTGCTGGCTTACTGCAATGCTTTTCATCTGATGCTCGAAGCCGAAAAAATGCTGGCCAGCGGACTGACCTCAGAAAGTGAAATGGGGGGGCTGAAAAAACACCCTGCAGTTAATGTCCGGAATGACTCGGTTTCCCAGCTTGCCCGCCTGGGCTCTCTGTTGGGGTTAGATCCGCTCAGTCGTCTTCGCATGACCAGCGGACAAAAGGATCCGGACGATGACGGGAATGAATTCGATGAGTTTGACTGATGGCAACCTATCCGAACGTCAATGCAGCGAACCAGTATGCGCGGGATATCGTTGGCGGGAAGATTCTGGCGTGTCAGTTAACGATACTTGCCTGTCAGCGACATCTGGACGACCTCGAACGAGCAAAGGATCCCCACTGGCCCTACCGCTTCGATAAAAACAAAGCAGAACGATTTCTTCGTTTTGCCCAGAAAATGCCTCATACCTCAGGGGAATGGGCCCGGCGTAAACTCCGAATTGAATTTGAAGCCTGGCAGAAGTTCGCTCTTGGCGTACCGTTTGGATGGGTACACAAGAAGACAGGCCTGCGTCGTTTCTCTGAAATCTATATCGAGGTGCCCAGAAAGAACGGGAAATCCGCTATTGCCGCTGCTGTAGGAAATTATATGTTTTGTGCAGATGGCGAGCATGGTGCAGAAGTCTATTGCGGCGCCACGACTGAAAAACAGGCATGGAAGGTATTTTCTCCGGCGCTGCAAATGGTGAAAAAGCTGCCGGCATTGCGGCAAAAATTCTCGATAAAACCCTGGGCAAAAAAAATGACGCGCCCTGACGGTTCGGTTTTTGCGCCTGTGATCGGTGACCCGGGGGATGGTGATTCGCCATCATGCGCCATCATTGATGAATATCACGAACATACTACTGATGCGCTTTACACCACCATGACCACCGGTATGGGGGCTCGTGAACAACCGATGACACTGATCATCACCACCGCCGGCTATGACATTACATCCCCTTGCTATGAAAAGCGTACTCAGGTTGTCGAGATCCTGCGGAGAACCCGTAATGGCGAGGAAAATGAAACCATATTTGGGCTGATTTATGGCCTTGATGATGATGATGACTGGACGACTCCTGAGGCATTAATCAAGGCAAACCCCAACTATGGCATTTCGGTAAAAGCAGATTTTCTCCGGGCGAAACAATTATTGGGTATGTCGACGCCCGGGCAGACAAACAAGATTCTGACCAAACATTTCAATCGCTGGGTAAGTGCAAAATCAGCTTATTACGACCTGAGAAAATGGATGGATGCGGCCGATAAAACCCTTAAGTTGTCAGATTTTGAAGGGGAGGAATGCTGGCTGGGTATCGATCTGGCCTCGAAAGTTGACCTCAATGCCGTGGTTCCGGTTTTTCGTCGTGAAATAGACGGAATAACACATTTTTACTGTGTTTCTCCTCTGTTCTGGGCACCGGAAGAAACCATTTACTCGCAGGAGACCGCGCTGAAGAGTACCGCAGAACGTTATCAGTCCTTTGTCCGGCAGGGGAAGTTGATCCCGACCGATGGCGGTGAAGTTGATTACAGACTGATATTTGAAACGATCCTGAAATTGCGGAATACCGTAAAAATTGCCCAATGCCCCATTGACCCTTATGGCGCGACTTCATTACGTCACATGCTCGAGGAAGAGGGGCTTGAGCCTGTCGAGATAAGACAAAATTTTACCCATATGAGTGATCCTATGAGAGAGATTGAGGCTGCGCTCATCTCGGGGAGATTCCATCATGACGGACACCCTGTCATGAACTGGTGTATTTCCAATATTGTCGGCCAGTATCTTCCCGGAAGTGACGATATTGTGCGTCCCGGGAAGGAAGGGCGGCAGAACAAGATAGATGGTGCGGTTGGTTTAATGATGGGGCTGGGGCGCGCCATGCTTAACAGTTCAGTGATGACATCCGTATATGATGAGGAAGATATAGCATGCTAATTTCAGTTCTGAGTTTTATTGTCGGCCTCACTGGTGCTGGATTGTTATCAGCAGGCGCCTGGCTTATTTCTCCATCAGTGGGATTGATAACAGGAGGGATTATTTGTCTGGGCTGGTCATATATGACAACCCGGGCCTTTTCCTCCGGCGTCAGCAATGGCGGAGGTGAATAATGTTCCTACCCCAGATGTTCAGGGGCCGACAATACTCGGGTAATAGCTTCTGGGAAGCCATGCTGGGCGGGGTTCGTTCAAGCCAGAGCAAAACTGGCATCATAATCACGCCGGAAACCGCTCTTGGACTTTCAGCGGTCCGGGCCTGTGTCACCCTCCTGGCGGAGTCAGTCGCGCAGCTGCCGTGCGAACTCTACCGGCGGGATAAAAATGGCGGGCGCCAGCGTGCGACGGACCACCCGGTTTATGACCTGATTCACTCCCAGCCCAACAGGAAAGACACCTCATTCGAGTATTTCGAGCAGCAGCAGGGGTTGCTGGGGCTTGAGGGAAATTGCTACTCGATCATCGAACGGGACGGAAAAGGCTACCCGAAAGAGCTGATCCCCATTAACCCGAAAAAGGTCATTGTGCTGAAAGGGCCGGACGGTATGCCGTATTACGAACTCCCGGAAGTCGGTGAAATTCTGCCGATGCGCATGATGCACCATGTGAAGGTCTTTTCTCTGGATGGCTATATCGGCAGTTCCCCCATTCAGACGAACGCCGATGTCTTGGGGCTGAATCTGGCCGTTGAGGAGCATGCGGCCGCGACATTCCGGCGCGGGACAACGATGAGCGGGGTGATAGAGCGTCCGAAAGAGGCTGCGACCATTAAAAGCCAGGATGCTATTGATCGCCTGCTGGCGAAATGGACCGAACGCCATTCCGGTATTCACAATATGTTCTCTGTGGCACTGCTGCAGGAGGGCATGAGCTACAAACAACTGTCGCAGGATAACGAAAAGGCGCAGCTGCTACAGTCGCGGCAGTGGGGCGTGGAAGAGGTCTGCCGGCTCTATAAAATCCCGCCACATATGGTGCAGATGCTGGCGAAAGCGACCAACAACAACATCGAGCACCAGGGCCTGCAGTTCGTGATGTATACGCTGCTGGCCTGGCTGAAACGCCATGAGGGTGCGATGCAGCGCGATCTACTTCTGCCCAGCGAACGCCGCGATTTGTACATCGAGTTCAACGTTTCCGGGCTGCTGCGAGGCGACCAGAAGTCACGCTATGAATCGTATGCGCTGGGCCGCCAGTGGGGATGGCTATCCACTAACGATATCCGGCGTATGGAGAATCTACCGCCAATTGCTGGCGGGGACAAATACCTGACGCCGCTCAATATGGTCGACAGCGCGAAGATCCTTCCTGGCGATAAGTCGCCGACAGCAAAACAGCTGGCCGAAATAGAATCCCTTCTGGCCAGAGCCTGATTATTTCCCGCCGCGCGGGATGACCTGGAAGACAACATGACAACGAAATTAATTAACCTGCCGCACCTGGCAGATATGGTCTTTGGCGTGCCGCATTACGTGACGCGGCAAACAATGGACTCCGTGAAAGCGGTGCTCATCCCCCGTATTCAGGGGATCACCGAAGATGCCGTCATTCAGATGGCGCTGAATCCGGGTAAATCACCTGCAGCTGAGCAGGTTCAGCCCACCGGCGGGGTGGCAGTGATCCCCGTTCACGGCATTCTTGTTCCACGCCGGGGGCAGATTACGGCGATGTGCTCCGAGCTGACCAGCTACGAGCGGATCCGCGGGCAGCTGCAGGCGGCATTAAACGACCCCTCAATCAGCGAAATCGTTCTGGATATTAACTCCGGCGGCGGCGCAGCGGTGGGGTGCAAGGAGCTGGCCGATTACATTTATCAGTCTCGCGACACGAAACCCATCACGGCGATTGTGAACTACAGCGCGTATTCCGCCGCGTATTTCATCGCATCGGCCTGCAGCAAAATCATCGTCAGCCAGACCAGTGGCGTGGGGTCGATTGGTGTGATCATGGAGCACCTCGATACGTCGAAGATGGAAGAAAAAATGGGGCTGACGTTCACCACCATTTACCGGGGAGATAACAAAAATAACGGCACCCAACATGAACCACTGAGTGAAGAGTCGCTGGGTATGTTCCAGGGCATGATCGACGAAATGTACGAGACGTTTACGGGGTCGGTGGCCGAATATCGCGGCCTGAATCAGCAGGCCGTCATTGATACGCAGGCGGGGCTGTATTTTGGCCCTGGCGCTGTGTCCGCCGGCCTGGCGGATGAAGTCTCTGACCCCCAGGCGGCGATCAATGCTATCGCGGCAAAGTATCAGCAACCCCGTCAAAAAACCTCCATTCAGATGCAGGCAGCCGCGATGGATCTGCAAACCAAAATGTAACCCGGCGCAAACATAAACCGCGTCACCTTAAGCAGCCAGCAGGCTGCTTTTTTTATGTCTAAAAAGAGAGAAATAAAATGCCACATATTGAAGAATTGCGTCGTCAGCGTGCGGGTATCAACGAACAGGTTCAGGCCCTGGCAACCATTGACGCCAGCGGCAGCACGCTGACTGCGGAGCAGCTGACGGAGTTTGCGAACCTGCAGCAGCAGTTCACTGATATCAGCGCCAAAATTGAACGCCTGGAAGCCGCCGAACGTGCTGCGGCGCTGGTCGCAAAACCCGTGAAAGCGACTCAGCAGGCCCCCGGCATTATTGTTAAGCAGGAGCCGAAACAGTACACCGGTGCTGGCATGACCCGACTGGTTATGTCTGTCGCCGCAGGCGCAGGGAATCTGCAGGACGCGGCAAAATTCGCTTCAGAAGAGCTGAATGACCAGTCCGTATCGATGGCCATTTCCACCGCAGCGGCGTCCGGGGGTGTGCTTATTCCGCAGAACCTCCACAGTGAGGTGATCGAGCTACTGAGCGACCGAACCATCGTCCGCAAGCTGGGTGCCCGTCCCGTTCCGCTGCCTAACGGTAATATGACGCTACCACGCGTGGCCGGTGGAGCAACGGCAAGCTACACAGGAGAAAACAAAGACGCCAAGACATCAGAAACACGCTTTGATGATGTAAAACTGACGGCGAAAACTCTGATTGCGATGGTGCCTATTTCCAATGCACTGATTGGCCGCGCCGGATTCAACGTCGAGCAGTTGGTCCTGCAGGATATTCTGACCGCCATCTCAGTGCGTGAGGATAAAGCCTTTATGCGCGATGACGGTACCGGCGATACACCGATTGGTATGAAGGCGCGCGCGACTCAGTGGAACCGCCTGCTGCCGTGGGAAGCTGATGCAGCGATCAACCTGAATACGGTTGACGAGTACCTGGACAAGATCATTTTGATGGCGATGGACGGCAACAGCAACATGATCAGCAGCGGCTGGGGCATGTCGAACCGTACCTATATGAAGTTGTTTGGGCTGCGTGACGGCAACGGCAACAAAGTCTATCCGGAAATGGCTCAGGGATTACTTAAAGGATATCCGGTTCAGCGTACCAGCGCGATCCCTGCGAATCTGGGGACCGGGGGTAAGGAGACTGAGATTTACTTTGCTGACTTCAATGATGTGGTTATCGCTGAAGACGGCAATATGAAAGCCGACTTCTCGAAGGAAGCCTCTTATATCGATGCCGATGGCACCCTGGTATCTGCGTTTTCCCGTAACCAGTCGCTAATCCGCGTTGTTACTGAGCATGATATTGGCTTCCGTCATCCGGAAGGCCTGGTGCTGGGTACCGGCGTCCTGTTCTAACCCATCCCTCAGTAAATAAGGCCCGCATATGCGGGCTTTTCCCTTTCAGGAGAATGTTATGGCTGCGAAAAATAAAGCAGTGGAGCCGGAAGAAACGGTCGCACAGGACAACCATGCGACCGTGGTCGCACAGGCAGAGCGTAAATCCGTTGTGTTCCTTGGGCCGCACCACCGTTATTCCCGTGGAGATATCGCGTGCTTTGAAGGAACGCGCGCCGAAGAACTGGTTAAGCGGCGTATCGCGGTATGGCCGGAGGATGCCGAACGTGCGCTGAAACCGAAGCCGGGAGACAGCGATTTTGATACTGACATTGGATGATGTGAAAACCCAGCTACGCCTGGAACTGGACTTCACGGAGCATGATGCCATGCTCACGCAAATGGTGAACGCCGCGCAGCGGAGCATCGAGCGTGATTACTACTGCAAGCTGGTCACCAGTGATGAAGAGCTGCAGGCGCTCCCGGAGACCGTCCGCGGATTTATCGCGGATGAAGATATCCGGCTGGCTATTCAGTTTCTGGTCAGCGATGCGTATCTGAATGGCCATACCGGACAGTGGCTGGAAACCGCTGCGGTGAGGCATCTTCTTTTCCCCCTGCAGGAGCATACGCTATGAGCCTGAAACCGGGTGATATGAACTGTCGCATTGCAATTAGCTACGTTCAGTCCGGTCGTGGGCCGCTGGGCGAACCGCTCCCGGAAAAGCAGGTTGAATCGGGAAAAGCGTGGGCAAAACGGGAGCTGGTATCGGGGCGAAAAGTCCGCACGCTGGATCAGCAGCAGGTGGTGGAAACCTGCCTGTTTACGGTCTATCCGGGCGTGCTGGTTGATATTGACTGGAAAATCACGACGAAAAATCTGGTTTATACCGTCCGGAATATCGACCGCAAAACAGACCGGATCATTATCACGGGGGAGGCTGACGGGCGGCATGATAGAGCTGGCGATTAAGGGTACGCTGGAGCGCATCACCGGCATGAATGCGTATCCGCTTTTACTGCCGGACACGGTCCAGGAAGGAGCGACCTTTCAGCGTATCTCTGACCCGGAGATGGTCTCGGGAATGCTGCGAACGGGGATCGTCTCTGCCCGTATCCAGGTGAACCTGTACCTTCTCGATAATTACACCTCACTGCTGCAGCTGGATAAAAAAATCTGGGCGGAACTGAAGTCAGTCGTTCATGGCCAGCTGGAGGGCATCCCGGTTCAGTATGTGGAGCGAGGCGGTATCCATCAGGATAAAAACCAGCTGACGAATCGTCGCATTCAGTATCGCCTGACCCGCGATTTCATCATTCACTACGTGGAGGACTCCTCGTGATCCGAATGGAAGTTAAAGGGCTGGATGAGCTGGAGCGGCAGTTAATGGCCCTGGGCGAAAAAGTGGCGACGAAGGTATTGCGGGATGCCGGGCGCGAAGCGCTAAAGGTCGTCGAGGAAGATATGAAGCAGCATGCCGGCTTTGACGAAACGTCTGCCGGGCCGCACATGCGGGACTCAATCAAAATCCGCTCTTCCACCCGCAAGGGTAAAGGGAACGCGGTTGTAACGCTCCGTGTTGGCCCCAGCAAGCAACACCATATGAAGGCGCTGGCGCAGGAGCTTGGCACGGTTAAACAGGTTGCAGACCCCTTTATCCGACCCGCCCTGGATTACAACCTCCAGACCGTTTTGCGCGTGTTAACCGTGGAAATCCGAAACGGCATTGAAAACAGGTAGCATCCGCTGCCGTATAAAAAGAGAGAGAAACATGGCTGATAAAACTTCGCCTGAATATGCGATGTTGCCGGCGGGCACCATTGTGAAATACGGGGAGCCTGGCGCTGCCACGTCAGCGCTGAAACCGCTGATTAACTGTAAAGCGCTGGGTGCAATGGGGCAGACGGGGGGCTTTGTCGACTGCACCACGTTACTGGATAAGCAGAAACAGTCCATCAGCGATCTGCCTGACGGGCCTGAAAAGTCGCTGGGCTTCATTGATGATCCGGGCAATACCGATTTTGCCGCGCTGCTGAATGCAGCAGAGGCCCGCAAGACCATCCAGTTATACGTCGAATTACCCAACAAGCGAACAGCGACGATGCTCCTGGCGCTGTCCGGCTGGCAGATGAATGAAATCGCCGCTCCGGCGAATGAGGTCATCCAGATCACTGTTCAGGGTAAGCAGAACAAGATCACCTGGGGAACCGTCGCTGTCTCCGGCGGCGCCTGATTAACTTAACCTGTAAACAGCCACCTTCGGGTGGCTTTTTATTTTTAAGGACTACCTGTGAAAGATAAAGATTACCTGTCCACGCTGAAATCCGCGTTGCTTAAATCGGAGCCAACCGTCATTAAAACCGAGTTGTTTGGCGCTACCGTATTCATCCGCCGCCTGACCGGGGATTACCTCATCAGCTACGAAGAGAAAATGGCTGAAACCGCAAAAGCTGGCGCAGCGCGCGAGGCATCGGAGCAAGTCATCCAGATCGTCATCGATGCACTGGTTCAGCCGGATGGAACGGCCATTCCGGATGAGTTTAAACCCACGGCAGCCGAGCTGCTGAAGGCCCATGAAAACCCCGAACTGCTGGCCGCAGTGGAAAAAGTGAAGCAACACGCAATCGGCAAGCTGGAGGAAGCGGAAAAAAACTGAGTGACTCGCCCTGGCTGGAGCTGATTTTCTGGCTGGCCGACCGCTGGGGCGAGCCTGACCCATCCAAAATTGCCGCGTTGCCGGCAAACACTCTGTACCACTGGCGAGCCTACTTCCTGAAACAGGGCACTTTCCGCCGTCCTGGCGATGAAAACGCGCCACCAACCGAAACCACACCTGCGCCATCCCGGGTCGATGATGAATGCGCGGCAGTCATGAGGGCATTAATGTAATGGCAGACGTCGCATCTTTAGCGGTCGGGCTGCACCTGAACGCAGCCAGTTTTAAATCCCAGCTGCTGGGAGCGTATGGCGATGCGGAGAACCAGTCACGACGGTTTAACCGTAATGCCCAGGCGGACGCGAAAAAGACGGAAGACGCCTATAAGAAGGTCGGTCTGTCGATATCCGGGATGGCCAGCCGGCTGGCGGGGCTGGCAGGAGCCGGCCTTTCCATCGGTACGATCGTCACCACGTCCAGACAATATGGACAGGCGTTATCAGATCTGCAGGCCATCACCGGTGCGACTGCAGCTGAAATGAAAGCGCTGGCTCTGGCTGCGCAGGAAATGGGGCGCACGACAGAGTACAGCGCCAGCCAGGCCGCCGAAGCGTTAAAGCTGATGGCGTCGGCTAAACCGGAGCTTTTAAAAACGTCCGATGGACTGCAGAAGGCTACGAACAGCGCGCTTATCCTGGCGCAGGCCGCCGGCACAACGCTGCCCGATGCGACCAGAACGCTGGCGCTCTCCTTAAACCAGTACGGGGCGAGCGCGCAGGAAGCGGATCGTTATATCAACGTGCTGGCCGCCGGCGCGAAGTACGGGTCGTCGGAGATTGTGGATACAGCGGCCGCCATTAAAAATGGTGGCGTTGCAGCCGCACAGGCCGGCGTTGGTTTTGAGCAGCTGAATGCCGCGATTCAGGTGCTGGCAGAGCGTGAAATTAAAGGCGGTGAAGCCGGCACGGCGCTGCGTAACGTCATCCTGAACCTGGAAAAGGGCACAGACAAGAGCCTCAAGCCATCCGTGGTTGGTCTCAGCCAGGCGCTGACCACTCTTTCCGGGAAAAATCTATCCACGGCCCAGGCCGTAAAACTGTTTGGCGTGGAGAACCTGAATGCGGCGTCTATCCTGGTCCAGAACCGTTCAAAGCTTGATGAGCTGACCGCTTCCCTGACCGGTACCAAAACGGCGCATGAGCAGGCATCCATCAGGGTTAACAACCTGAACGGCGATTTGCTGGGGCTGAGCAGTGCGTTTGAAGGGATGGTCATTAAGATCGGCCAGAGCAGTAACGGGCCACTCCGCAGCGGGATTCAGGTTGCCACGGAGGCACTGAACAGCCTGGCAGACAATTTCAACACCGTCTCCAGCGTGGCGCTTTACAGCCTGATCCCCGTGTTATCCTCGAAACTGACTGCAGGGCTGCGGGAGAATATCGCGGCCTGGCGGGAAAGCCAGGCGGCGGTAAAAGCGCGGGCGCAGGCTGATGCGGATATTGCCCGCAAAACTCTGGATTCGACAGCTGCCATCCTGAAACAGAACGACGCTGAGTTTGGCCACTACCGGCAGATGGAGCGGACGGCTAAACAGTACGGGATGAATATCAGTTACCAGGATGAGTTTACCCGCCTCATCCGACAGGAAACTGAACAAACCAATCTGGCCAGCCAGGCGAAACTGAAACTGGCGGCGGCAAACCGGCAATTGTCGATATCAGCCCGCGCGGCCTCCGTTGCGGTGGGGCTGGCAAGAGGTGCATTAAATTTAATCGGTGGTCCGTTCGGCGCCGCGATGCTGGCCGGTTCGGGCCTCCTTTACTTTCATGAGAAAGCAAAGGAGGCCAGGCAGTCAGCCATTGATTTAAAAGATGCCGTAGTCGAAACCAGTGAAGCGCTGATGCGCCTCTCGCTTAACCAGCTAAATGTGAAGCAGTTCGACCTGGAGGATCAGTACGAAAACCAGGTCGTGCAGCGTAACCAGCTGATGAAAGAGATTCAGGATGCCGACAGTCGTATCGACAGCCTGAAAGGGTTTGACCCCTTCGGCCAGCTGGAAGGGGTAACAAAAGGCCAGGCGCGTGCACGGGCGGATCTCGATAGCGTTAACGAGGGACTCCGCAAAACCGAGGAAAACATTAAGCGTGTCAGTGATGCAAAAACACTGGCTCAGCTGGGTTTATCGGGAAAAATAACCTCCCTTACGGACGATCTGAAAGGGGCGTTAAGCACGCCCCCCAAAGAGACCGGAGATGGAAATCCCTGGGGCGGCGATGGCGGTACCGGCACGGGGAAAGGCAGTAAGTCCAAGGTCGACCAGTTCAAAACGCTGCGGCAGCAAATTGAAGAAGCCCATGCGTCCAGCCTGGCCAGAATTAACCTGCAGGAAAAGGACAGTAACAGGGAGCTGCAGGAAGCGGCGAAGAAAAATGGCGCCAGTGATGCTGACCTGCAGCGCGCGCTGTTAATGAACGCAGAGAATTACCAGAAACAGCGACTGGATCTGGCCGCGCAGTATTCCCCCGCCCAGGAAACTCTGCGAAAAGAGCAGGAAGCCAGCCGGGACCTGGCTGAGCTTTTCAAAGCCCGCCTTCTTGATGAAAAAGAGTACCAGGCCGCACGAATAACGCTGGCCAGAGATACTGCGAAAGAGCTGCTGCAGGCGCATGCCGATGAAATCGCTGCGCCGGCACTGGATATCGCCGGCGAAGTTGATCCACTGGTCTCGCTGCGCAATCAGCTTGCGCAGCGGCAGGCATTGCTGCAGGCGTACTACCAGGGCAGCGCGATCAGCAAAGAACAGTACGAAATGCTGATGCAGAAGGCGACGAAAGAATCCGCCGATGCGCAGTATCAGACGTCACTGGAGTTATACCGATCACAGGGAGAATTCCAGAGCCTGGCCGTCGGGTTATTTGAAACGGCCCATGAGCGCTCAAGCAACTTCCTGACGAGCATGCTGACGCGGACGAGAAGCTTTAAGGAGAACATGGCTGACCTGTTTTCCTCGCTCACGCAGTCGATCATAAAAAACCTCGTTGATATGGCCGCTCAGGCGCTGGTCACCAGTTCCGTCATGCAAACCATTATGGGCGTGGTGGGCGTCGGGACCAGCGTTGTCACGGGCGCTGCGGGCGCAGGCTCGGGGACGGCGATCCAGAATGCCGCCAGTAACTTCCAGTTCAACGCCAAAGGCGGCGTTTACGACTCGCCGTCGCTGAGCGCATACAGCAACCAGGTCTACGACTCTCCGCAGTTCTTCGCTTTCGCAAAAGGGGCCGGCGTATTTGGCGAGGCCGGGCCGGAGGCCATCATGCCACTGACGCGTGCCGGCGATGGTTCGCTGGGTGTACGCGCTGTCGGTGGTGGTCAGAACGCCGGCGCGTCGGAAGGGCCAAAAGTCTATATCACGATTGAAGGCGGAAACACCTCAACGCAGGCGCCGTCTGGTTTTGAGCAGTTTGGCCAGCAGATCGGCTCGTTTGTGGAGAAAAAATACAGGGAGCTGATGGCGCAGGATATGCGCCCTGGCGGGATGGTCTGGAATGCAGTTAAAGGGCAACGCTAATGGCTATTGAGATATTCACCTGGAGTCCGCGGGTTAATCCCCAGCAGACCGTTAACTTTCGTGTCCGGAAGGCGCAGTTCGGTGACGGGTATACGCAGGTATCCGGCGATGGTATTAACACCCGATCACAGGATTGGGAGCTGAGTTTTGTCGGTACGGAGGACTATATCCGTCCGATTAAGCAGTTCTTCGACCGTCATGCAGGCACCCGCGCGTTTCAGTGGACCCCGCCTCTGGAAGAGGTGGGGCTTTTCCGCTGCGAACAATATAAACCGGTGCCTCTGGGCGGCGGAAATTACTCACTTTCAGCCACTTTTATTCAGGCATTTAAACCATGAGCCTTAACGCGAATTATCAGAAGTTAGAGCCAGGCGATGAGGTTCGTCTCCTGGAGATCGATGGCCAGGCGTTTGGCCTGGATGAGGTTTTGTATTTCCACGGCTATAACGTTCCCCATACTGCAGCCGAAATCCTCGCCGCTGGCGGCGACCTGGATAAGCTGCCGGCGAAAAGCATCTGGTGGCAGGGGCGGGAGTATAAAGCCTGGCCATGTGAAATCGAAGGGATCGAGTCATCCACCACGGGCAGCGACGCGCAGCCAACGCTGCGGGTAGGGAATATCGACGGAAAGATATCCGCGCTCTGTCTTCATTACGACGATCTGGCTCTGGCGCGGGTTGTCATCCACGACACGCAAAAACAGTATCTCGATGCGAAGAACTTTCCGGAAGGGAATGCCTCAGCCGATCCGACGCAGGAGAAACGGCGCCTTTTCTTCATCGACGTAAAGCATTATGAAGACGATGAGAAGGTGGAATTTACTCTCTCCAGCCCGTTTGCCCTGCAGGGGATGATGATCCCCACTCGCCAGCTGCATGCGATTTGTACCTGGTGTATCCGCAATCAATACCGCAGCGGTAACGGGTGCGACTATGCCGGCACCCGATATTTTGACAGGAACAATCAGCCAGTTGATGACCCGTCGCAGGATGTCTGCAACGGAACGCTCACGGCCTGCAAATTACGTCATGGTGAGAATAGCGAACTGCCGTTTGGCGGGTTCCCCGGCACTTCATTAATCAGGAGCTGATATGCGTCAGAAAACGATTAAGTCCATCCAGGAACATGCGGCCGCAGAATATCCGCGCGAGGCCTGCGGCCTCGTCGCCCAGAGGGGCCGAGCGGAGCGTTATTTCCCCTGCCGGAACCTGGCCACAGAGTCGAAAGATAATTTTGTGCTGGCGCCGGAGGATTATGCGGAGGTTGAAGAATGGGGAACGATCACCGGTATTGTTCACAGCCATCCTGATGCCACCACCCAGCCGAGCGAACTGGATAAAGCGCAATGCGACGCGACCCTTCTCCCCTGGCATATTATCAGCTGGCCAGAAGGCGATCTCCGTACCATCCACCCGCGTGGTGAGTTGCCGTTCCTCGAGCGACCATTCGTGCTGGGCCACTACGATTGCTGGGGCCTGGTGATGAGCTATTTTCGGCAAACCCACGGCATCGAGCTGCACGATTACCGCGTCGATTATCCGTGGTGGGAAAAGGAGTATCCGGACAATTTTTATCAGGACTGCTGGTATGAATGCGGGTTCCGTGAGTTTGATGGTCCACCGCAACCGGGTGATATGGTGATCATGCAGGTGCAGGCGGATAAGTGGAACCACGCCGGGATTCTGCTGGAAGGGAACCTGCTGCTGCATCACCTGTATGGCCATCTCAGCAAGCGCGTGCCGTATGGTGGGTACTGGATGGAAAGGACGATGAAGGTCGTTCGGTATAAGTCTCTATGTTAATATTTCGTCTTCTTTAAAAGGAGATGAATTAGTGAAAATTATTTTAGCATTGCCGATTATTATCGGGGCATTCATTCTTACTGGTTGTAAGTCACCTTCGGAAGTCCGTCAGAGTGGTCCGGAAGAAATATTTCATTCGAATAAGAATGTGAATGATGTTTCTGAGTGCATTTTATCAGGCTGGCAGGAAAAAAGTTTTCTAACAGGACCTGTCCCGGTATATATTCAGCCTTATAAAAACGGTAAGACTGTCTATATAGACGTATATACTTGGGTTGCAGATGTGATTCCTGACCAAGATGGGAAAAGTAAAGTTATTTACTTCTCTCAAAATGCCAGAAGAAGCGCTCAAATGAAATCGGTGATCAAATCATGCATATAAAAAAGGTGTGGTTTTATGATTACAGTTCAGGAGTCAATGGTTAATATTGAGCTGAGCGGTGAATTAGGAAAGCGATTTGGTAAAAAACATAAGCGCCTAGTAGCCACTACAAATGAAGCTATTCAGGCGCTTTGCTGTACGATCAGTGGCTTTGAAATGTTCATGAATAAAGCGAAAGAACGAGGATTGACTTTTGCGATATTCAAGAACGGGAAAAACATAGGGCTAAATGATTTTTCTTATCCTGTTAATGATGAAACTATAAAAATAGTCCCTGTTGTTATTGGCAGTAAAAAAGCAGGGGTATTGCAGACTATCCTTGGCGCAGTAATCATAGCTGCTGCCGTTATGCTTGGACCTGCCGGCGCCGGTGCTTTAGCCGCAGGTACTGCGTGGAATGTCGGGTTGGCTGGCGGCGCCATGATGCTCGGCGGCGTCGTTCAGATGCTTTCCCCACAGCCAGCTGGCCTGGCACGAAAAGAATCCGCTGACAATAAAGCGTCCTACGCCTTTGGGGGCGTGACGAACACTGCCTCTCAGGGGTACCCGGTCCCTTTGCTTTATGGCAAACGCCGAATTGGCGGCGCCATTATATCTGCCGGTATTTACGTAGAAGACCAGCAATAAGTTTTATTCAGTAAACCATCTGATTCAGGCCACCTTGCGGTGGCTTTTTTTATGGGCGTAATATGGCAAATAACATAATTAAAGGGCGCAAGGGTGGCGGCTCAAAGCAGCGTACACCGACGGAACAGCCGGATGATTTACAGTCCGTTGCGAAAGCCAAAATTCTGCTCGCATTAGGTGAGGGTGAATTTGCAGGTGGTTTAACCGGTAAAGATATTTATCTTGATGGCACCCCGCTTGAAAATGCTGATGGTTCGCAAAACTTCAGTGGCGTGTCCTGGGAATTTCGACCCGGCACGCAGGCTCAGACTTATATTCAGGGTATTCCCGGCACTGAAAATGAAATCAGTGTGGGAACGGAAGTTTCCAGCAAGACAGCCTGGACCCATACCTTTACTAATACCCAGCTTTCTGCCGTTCGTGTCCGCCTGAAATGGCCGTCCCTGATGAAACAGGAAGATGACGGCGACGTGGTGGGCAATACCGTCGAGTATGCGATTGACCTGCAGACCGATGGCGGCGCCTGGCAGACGGTACTGGAAACCGCTGTCACGGGTAAAGCCACCTCCGGCTATGAGCGGAGCCATCGTATCGATCTGCCCCAGGCCGGCAGTACCTGGACGCTACGCCTGCGTAAAATCACTCCGGATGCGAACAGTGTCAAAGTCGGCGACGTGATGACGCTGCAGAGCTACACCGAAGTGATTGATGCCAAACTGCGTTATCCCAACACCGCGTTGCTTTATATCGAGTTCGATGCCAGCCAGTTGAATGGCAGCATTCCGCAAATTTCCTGTGAGCCGCGTGGGCGCGTGATTCGTGTGCCGGATAACTACAATCCGGAAACTCGTGAATATACCGGGGTCTGGACCGGCGGGTTTAAATGGGCCTGGACGGATAACCCGGCCTGGATCTATTACGACATTGTTACAGCTGACCGTTTTGGTCTCGGTAATCGTCTGAGCAGCGCCAATATTTCGAAATGGACGCTGTACCAGATTGCACAGTACTGCGATCAGCTGGTTCCTGACGGGCGTGGTGGTGACGGCATGGAGCCGCGCTATACCTGTAACGTCTATGTTCAGGAACGCAACGATGCTTACACCGTGCTGCGAGACTTTGCCGCCATTTTCCGGGGCATGACCTGCTGGAACGGTGAGCAGATTGTTGTGCAGGCTGATATGCCGCGTGATGTCGATTTTACCTATACGCGCGCCAATATTATCGGCAAACCCCGTTATTCGAGCAGCAGCAGCCAGGTTCGGTACACCAACGCCCTGGTTTCCTGGTCTGATCCGGATAATGCTTATGCTGATGCGATGGAGCCGGCGTTTATCCCGGAACTGGTTTCCCGCTACAGTTTTAACCAGCTCGAACTGACCGCGATTGGCTGTACGCGCCAGAGCGAAGCCCACCGTAAGGGGTTGTGGGGCATACTGACCAACAACAAAGACCGGGTCGTTGAGTTTGATGTGGGGCTGGACGGTCGCATTCCTCAACCCGGTTATATCATTGCCCTGGCGGATGAGTTGCTGGCCGGACGGGTCAACGGCGGGCGAATCAGCGCGTTGAATGGCCGGGTGATTACTCTGGATCGTGATGTGGATGCCAAACCTGGCGACCGTCTCCAGCTAAACCTGCCATCCGGTATCTCACAGAGCCGGACCATTCAGGCTGTTAACGGACGCCGGCAGATTACGGTCACAACGGCGTACAGTGAGACACCAGAACGGGAATGCGTCTGGGCCGTTGAATCCGATGACCTCTTCCTGCAGCAGTACCGGGTTACAGGGGTAAAAGAGAACAGCGATGCCACCCTCACGATCACCGGCGTGGCACATGACCCGGATAAATTCGCCCGCATCGATACCGGCGCTATTATCGACCAGCGCCCGGTTAGCGTATTGCCGGCGGGCAACCAGTCACCTCCTGACGATATTGTCATCACATCCCGCTCGGTCGTGAATCAGGGGATCAGCGTCGAAACGATGCAGGTTAACTGGTCAGCTGTCAGCGGCGCTATTGCCTACGAGGCACAGTGGCGCCGTAACGACGGGAACTGGATTAATGTGCCGCGCAGCTCGACCACCTCGTTTGAGGTCAGCGGCATTTATGCCGGTCGTTATCTGGTTCGCGTCCGCGCGATCAATGCGGCGGAGATCTCGAGCGGCTGGGCGTATTCCGAAGAGAAAACCCTGACCGGCAAGGTCGGCGAGCCGCTGGCACCGCTGGCGCTGGCAACCCGTTCTCTGGTTCATGGGGTCCAGGTTAGCTGGGAGTTCCCGACCGGCTCCGGGGATACGCTGCGCACGGAACTACAGTACAGCAAAAATCAGGACGGCAGTGCGCCGATGCCGTTATCAGACGTGGCCTATCCAGGGAAAAGCTATCAGCAGATGGGCCTCAGTATGGGCGCAGAATTCTGGTATCGGGCGCGTCTTGTGGATCGTCTTGGCAATGAAAGCCCGTGGACCGGCTGGGTCCAGGGGATGGCCAGCGATAACTTTGATGACTACTACGAAAACCTGACCGACGCGATCAAGGATACGGCTGCCTGGGAGGAAACGCAGCGCACCATTAGCGAAACACAGGAAGGTATCCGCAATACGCAGCAGGAACTGGAGCAGACCGCTGAAGCTCTGCGTAAGGAAGCCGAAGACCAGGCGAAGCAGGTCAGCCAGGATATTGATGCATCGGCGAAAAGCATCACGGCTGATGTTGACGGGAAGATCTCCGCCGTGAATAAAACCATCACGGATGAGATCACCTCGGTCAATGAGGCTCTCGATTCTGGTCTGGCTCAGGCAAACAAAGGCGTTCAGGAGGCAAAATCCGCCGTCGCAGATGCGAACAAGCAGATCGCAACTGTGAACAAGTCGCTGACCGACAGCATCACCCAGGTAAGACAGTCAGTCACCGATACGGCTGCGGAAATCAACGCCACCATCGACCTGGAGATTGCCAGGGTCAGCAAAACGCTGGCCGACGGCGATGCCGCATTGAATGCGCAGATAAAGACTGCCGAAAATGGCCTGAAGCAGTCGCTGTCTCAGGTCAACACCACGCTGACCAATGCGGTGAAGCAGGAGACCGCGGATCGTATCGCCGATGTTAACGCGAAGGCGTCACAGGCCGCTGATGAACTGCTGGCGGCAACGCAGGGGATTGAGGCGAGTATCGAGAGCCTGACTCAGGTGATGAAGACCGCCGATGAAAATCTGGCGCGGGAAATGTCCAGCCTCGCTGCCGGCGCTAATATCCAGTTCGATTCGCAGGTTATCTGGCATTTCAACAATCAGACGACCGAGGGCTGGACCGGCAGCGCCGGCGTACCGGGTGTGTCACAGGATGGCTGGTTACGCCCGGCGGACAGCGCCACCGATCCGTACATTACCTCTCCTGGCGGGCTGGCTGTCGATGGTGCGGCGTACCGTTTCATCATGCTGCGCTTTCGTAAAACCGGCAAACCAGTTTGGGCAGGTGAGATCCGCTGGGTGTCTGCCGGCGAAAACTTCAATAACACGAAGCGATACATTGTTGCTGAGCCGGAATATGCCGATGGGGTGGCAACCCTGACGGTGCGTGATATTCCGTGGACAGGGAACATTGATCGTATTCGCCTGGACCTGACGAACCAGCAGGATGCCAGCAACTTTATCGAATTCGACTGGATCGCCGTTGGCCGGCCAGCACCCGGCGCCAGTACGGCGGCTCTGCAGGATGTGCGCAGTACGCTGAGTAACGCGCTGACCGCCGAAGCACAGGCACGCAGCACGCTGGCGGCGCAGATGCGTGGCTCCTATGATGGGAGCGATCTGGAGAAAGTCACCTCCGGGCTGCTGTACCAGGAAAAAACCGCGCGCGTTACCGCCATCTCGGCGGAAGTTAAGGCCAGAGAGTCCCTGCAGACGCAGTTTAACGACAACAAAGCTGCTGTTTCTGGTGAACTGAGTTCTCTGACGACAGAGCAGAGCGCGCAGGCGAGCCGTATCGGTGGCCTGGAAACCAGCCTCGGGAAAAAAGCCGATGCGGCCGCGCTGACGTCCCTGACGCAGAAAGTTGAGCAACAGGGCGCCACGCTGACATCTCAGGGCGCCGCGTTAACATCGTTCACTAACCGGGTTGGCCAGACGGAAACGGGCCTGGCTGGTACGAATGAGGCACTGAGCGGGCTGCAGTCTGTTGTTACCCAGCAGGGCGACAGGATAACCAGCCAGGGTCAGTCCATCACGAAACTGACGAGCGATTTGGGCACGACAAATGCCGCGCTGGCGAAGAAAGCCGAAGCGGCTGCGGTCACTGCCTTAACGCAGCAGGTAGAGCAAAACGGACGGGATATTCGCAGCAATACTGACAGCATCACCAGCCTGTCGAATCAACTGGTCAATGGCCAGCCGAATCGCTGGTCCCGTCGACTCTATCCGGTGCAGCTGGCTAACGCCGGGACAGTCCCGTCATTCAGCGATGTTCGCGCTGTGGCACCAACGGTAGTGGATGAGGTGGCCGACGCGGCCAAACTGGACTTTACGTCCGCCGGCAGCTATCTGATCGCGCTGTATTCCTGCCAGGTGAAAGTGGCCGCAGATACCACCATCACACTGGCGCCCGGCGCCAGGGTTTTTGATGATACCGGCGCCATATTTGTGAATGGGGTTCAGGTCGCCTGGGGTAACGCCAGCTGGAATACCGTCAGTTTTGAACTGAAAGCCGGCTGGAACACCGTTGAGTTTCTGGTGAATCAGTGGACCGGCCAGGCGTATATCAACCTGGGCCTGAAGCTGTCAGACAAGGTTGCCGAGATGTACTCCGGTCTCGGGGTTTCCGCGCTGGCAAACGCAGCCGGCGTGCTCAGCTCGAATGTCAGCCAGATTGGCAACGAGGTGGTCAGCAATTCGCAGAGCATCACCCAACTCCGGAATGCGCTGACGCAGACAGACGCGAACGTGGCCAGCAAAGCGGATCAGACGGCGATGAACTCGCTAACCGGACGAGTGGAGAAGACGGAATCCGGGCTGACGGCTGCTAACGCCAACATTACCTCGCTGAAATCCGCTGTACGGGCCGGAAACGCATCAGGCGGAGATTTAATTCCCAACCCGACATTTGACCCGGCTTACGACCAGATGGGGTTTAGCGTCGTATCCACGACGGCTGAGGAGGTCCCTCCTGGCTGCCCGTATGGTTATGCGGCCAGAATTGCCAGCCGGGATCACCATCCTAACTTTGCCGCGTTCCCGGCCACGCTTAACGATGTGATTGAGATCAGCGCACTGGTTGCCTGCGGCGCCGGCACGGCGAATTTTAATCTGTATGTTGGCACCGCCGTTCGGCCAGATACGAGCACCGGTGCGCCACTCATGGCGGGGGGCGGAAAATCACCTTCCGCGACCTGGCAGAGAACCACCTGGCGCTTCAAGGTCACGCAGGCGATGGTAGACAGGGGTTATATCCGCCCGTTCCTGCAGATCTCGCAGAACAGCCCGTATGGCACCGTATGGTTCGTTACGGACTGGCATATGCGAAATGTGACAGCGGCGCAAAAGGTTCAGGATACTGCGGATGCCACGGCGGCGGCGGTTGACTCGCTGACCACCACCGTGACGCAACAGGGTAATCTGCTGACCTCGACCGGCAACCGGACAACCCAGCTGGAAAACGGGCTGGCCACCACCAATGCCGCAGTGGCCAAAAAGGCTGATGCGACAGCGGTGCAGGATTTGACCAATACCGTCACACAGCTGGGCAACGATCTGACTGCTGCGAACAGCGCCATCACGAAACTGACCGGAAATCTGGCGAATACCGATAAAGCGCTGGCGCAGAAAGCCGATGCGACTGCGCTGGCCACGCTCGACACGAAAGTGACGCAGCAGGGTAAAACGCTGGAGAGCCAGAGCAATTCGCTGACGAATCTGTCGAACAGTCTCTCGCAAGTTGCGGCAGATATCGATGCCAGCGGTCAGATACCGGGTAACCTGGTCGTGAATCCCTCATTTGAACGCGGGCTGGATGGTTATACCGGGCGGTCAACCGCGACCAGTGTGGTGGAGGTTTCCGCTCCTCACAGCGGGACGCGGGCGCTGAAGGTTGATCCGGGGAGCGTGTCTCCGGGGCAATACATCCCGTTTGTTCAGGGGCGAACCTATGAAATCGGGGTGTGGGTCAAGGAACCCGGAGCGACGACGGATAATGGCGCGGGGAACAACAAGTTGCGGATCGGTAACTCTGCCGGCCAGCCGGTCTTTGAGCGTCCGTACAACAGCGGCACGGTGGGGACAAACTGGACCCTGGTTTCCGGTCGCTGGAAAGCGACGGAGACAGCCAGCCTGCCGGTGACGCTGAGCAACTATCTGATTAGTGGCAGCCGCTACTTCGATGATTTTTACGTCACTGACGTTACCGACCGGGTGGACATCGATGCCACCGCCGGCGCCGTTACCGGACTGACGAGCCGGGTCAGCACAGCGGAAGGGGCTATCACCTCGCAAAGCCAGCAGCTGACGAACCTGCAGAACAGCCTGAACACGACCAACAGCAATGTGTCGAAGAAGGCCGATGCAACGGCACTGACTTCGGTCGATAACCGGGTGACAGAGGCGGAAGGGAAACTGACCACACAGAGCCAGCAACTGACAAATCTGGCGAATGTGCTGACGGCCACCCGCAACGCTGGCGACAACCTGATCCCGAACTTTGATTTTCTACAGGGCAGCACTGCCTGGGATATTCAGTATCCAGCCGGTGTGACTTTTGGCGATTTCGGGGACGGGAAAGCGGGGGTCCGGCTGAACCGGACGACTAACACCAGTCCGGGGATCTTCTCCAACAACAACAAGCCGGTGCCGCTGAATGGCCAGCGCAAGTACCGCGTGGTGGTGAAGGCCAAAGGTGTTTCCGGCGCGATGAGTCTGCTGATCCGTCGCCAGAACAAAATCGGCCAGACGGACAGTACGTATGAGGATAAAACGGTCACGCTGACCACTGACTGGCAAACCATCACCTGGGAAACCGGATTGACGGCTGCCGGCGCGGACGGGCAGAACTTCAAACTTTATTCTCATCCGACAAACGGTGAAATCTGGCTCGATTCCGTCCGGGTTTTTGATATCACCGATGAAACCAACATCAAGGCGACCAGCGATGCTGTTTCGTCTCTGACCGGGACGGTGACGAACCAGGGGAACACCCTGACATCACAGGGGCAATCCATCACGGCGCTGAATAACGCGCTGGAAGGGGTCAAAGGCGATGTGGCGAAGAAGGCTGATGCGTCGGCGGTCAGTTCACTGACCAACCGGGTTACCCAGACTGAAAAGGATATCCGTAGCCAGGCCGACAGCCTGACCAGGCTGAATACATCGCTGAAGCAACAGGCAACACGGGGAGCCAATGTACTGCCGGACGGCAGTTTTGAATCCTATGCCGTCGGCGATGTTCTCAGTAATGCCCGCGCTGTTATCACCAGTGAAGCTGCGCACAGCGGGACCAAAAGCCTGCGTGTTACGCGCAGTACGGAGTACAACCCGAACGCGACGGATAATAACGATACCCATATCTTTTCTGGTATGCAGGTTCGCGATAATGCGGTCTATTACGTGGAGGCGTGGGTTAAGTTGCCGGCTGGCTCGACCGCCGATCCGACCGTTTATATGGTGCTAGGATTTTCCTTCCAGGATTCTGCCAATGGCTGGTCGTGGCCTGGCCTGAACGTGAAAGTCTCCGAGTTGTCGGTGGACAACTGGACAAAGGTCAGTGGCTATCTGACCAACAACCGAACCGCACTGAAACAGGCAATGGTGAGGATCTCCATCCCGAATACACCAAAAGTTCGCTTGGGTGACGCCTTCCTGATTGATGATCTGATCATCACTGACGTGACCGATGCGAAAGCGGCGCTCGATGCCGCCGATGCGAATGCGCAGGCGCTTTCCAGTCTGTCCGCGTCAGTCACGCAGAACGGGAAGAATATTACGTCTCAGGGCAGCGCGATCACGAAGCTGCAGTCGGATGTGACGCAACTTGGTAAGGATATCAGCGGCAAGGCCGATGCCAGCGCGCTGACGAATCTGACGACCCGCGTGACGGCTACCGAAGGCAGCCTGAAATCGCAGGGAGACAGCCTGACCAACCTGCAGAACAGCCTGAATACGACTAACAGCAATGTGGCGAAGAAGGCTGATGCAACGGCGCTGCAGAGCCTGCAGAACACCGTTGAACAGCATGGCAGGGATCTGACCACGCAAAGCAGCGCGCTGACGAACCTGGAAAACAACTTTTCCTCCCTGGCCGTTGGCGGGACCAACCTTATCCGCAATGCGGACACACTGGAGGGATGGAGCAGCCGCCACGCCACAGAGACGTATCTGGGCGACCGCGTGGCCTACACCCGGCTGGCGAAAGGTGCATCCGGTTATATCCAGCTGGATGAACAGACGCTGGATGTTACCGGGCGTACTGAATTTGTATTCAGCTTCTATGCGAAAGGTGCCTATAACGGACAGGAAATGGCGAGTTATTTTTATAACCCGTCGAACACTACCACCACGGAAACCAGCCAGGGGGTTAAAGGCGGGGCCGGTGACGGCAAGGCGGTCACGAAACTGACCACCGCATGGGCGCGTTACTGGGTGAAATGGGTTATTCCTGCCACCAGTGGCACCAAACGGCTGATTGCCGCGCGTCTGGAAAGCGCGACGTCTGCCGACAAAGAAGTCTGGCTCTGTCGCCCTCAGCTGGAAACCGGGACCGTGATGACTGACTGGTCACCGAGTCCGGATGATGCGGCCAGCGGTATTACCGCGAACACATCGGCCATTAACAGCCTCACCAGTCGGGTGACGAATGCCGAGGGGCAACTGACCGCGCAGTCTCAGAGCATCACGAATCTGCAGAACAGCCTGAACACCACCAACAACAACGTGGCACAAAAGGCCAGCGCGCAGTCGGTGAGTGATCTCACCAGCCGGGTCACCAGTGCGGAAGGCAAAATCACCTCCCAGGGGCAGGCTATCACGAAGCTGCAGGGCGATTTGAGCAGCACCACCGATAAGGTCAACACCAAAGCGGATCAGACGGCGCTTAACGCGCTGACTGGCCGGGTGGAGAAAACCGATGCAGGCCTCACGGCAGCCAACAGCAACATCGTCAGCCTGACGGCGGCGGTGAACGCCGGGAATGCTGCCGGGGATGATTACATCCCAAACCCGTCATTTGATCCGGCGTATGACCGCATGGGTTATGACGTGGTGGAGACCACTGCTGCAGGTGTGCCGGCTGACTGCCCGTTCAGGTATGCCGTCCGGCTGGCCGGGCGAGACCATGTGCCAAAAATCAACAACATCGCTGTGACGCCGGGCGACGTTTACGAAATGTCTGCTCTGGTAGCGTGTGGTACCGGCAGCGCTGACTTTAATTTCTACATCGGTCGGGCCACCACTGCTACTGGTGGTATTGGGGCGAGAGCGTCCGGGGGAAACACCAAGACCACCACCGCGTGGAAACGAGCCACCTGGCGCTTTACTGTGCCGGCAGACACGAACTTCCTGCGACCGTTCCTGCAGGTTAATCAGAGCAGCCCGTTCGGCACTGTCTGGTACGCTGCCGACTGGCATATGCGTAACGTGACGGCGGCGAACAGTGCGCAGAAAACCGCAGATGCGACCGCAAAAGCGGTGGATTCACTGACCACCACGGTTAGCCAGCAGGGCGATACGCTCAGCAGCATCGGCACGCGGACCACCTCGCTGGAGAACAGCCTCCGGTCGACAAACGATACGGTGAGTAAAAAGGCTGACACGACAGCGGTGACGCAGCTGCAGGGCACGGTGACGCAGCAGGGGAATGACATCGCGGCAGCCAACAGCGCGCTGACAAAACTCAGCAGCGATCTGGCCACGACGAATGCGAATGTGAACAAAAAAGCGGACGCAAGCGCGATGAACACCCTGCAGAACCAGGTCACTGAGCAGGGCAAAACACTCAGTGCGCAAGGGGATTCTCTGACGCAACTGAGTAACAGCCTGAGCCAGACGGCAGCGGATATTGACGCCAGCGGGAAAATGCCGGGCAACCTCATTGTCAACGGCAGTTTTGAGCGCGGCGCGGCGGGCTTTACCGGCTGGAGCAGTACCGCGACGGTGGCCGATTTACAGGTTCCGCATTCGGGTAACAAGGCGCTGAAAATGTCCGCCGGCCAGTCGAACCTGGTCGGGCAGGAAATCAGTATCACGCAGGGTCGTACCTACCGCATGGGGGTATGGGCGAAGCAGGACCCGGGAACCACGATTAAAGATGCGGGTAACACGAAGTTTCGTGTGGCCGACAGCACTGGCCTGCTGGTCGGCTCAAACTACGGACCGTTTAGTTCTGGCTGGCAACTGGTAACGTTTGACTGGAAAGCCACGAAGACCACGACGGCCAGTTTCCAGCTGACGACCTTCCTCAGCGCGGGGGCAATGTATTTCGATGATTTCCATGTCCTCGATGTTACGGATGAAAAGGATATCGCAGCTAATGCCGGGGCCATTTCTCAGATGAATACCCGCGTCACCGCTGCTGAAGGGGCTATCACCACCCAGGCGCAGCAGCTGACGAAACTCAGCGGCGATCTGGCCGTCACGAATGCGGCGGTCAGTAAGAAGGCCGAGCAAAGCGCTGTCACCGGGTTGACCACCCGGATGACGTCTGCCGAGGGTAAACTGGATTCGCAGTCGCAGCAGCTCACCAGTCTGCAGAACAGCCTGACCACGATGAATACTGAGCTGGGTAAAAAGGCTGACACGTCCGCGGTGAGTTCACTGACCGGTCGCGTAAGCCAGGTGGAAAACACCATCACCAGCCAGTCGCAGAGCATCACGTCGCTGACCAGCACCATCAATACCATCCGCACTCAGGGAGCTAATCCGTGGGTTGACGGTACGTTTGAAAGCTACAGCGATGGCCAGGTGCTGGGCGGGAACGGCACAGCCGTTGTGGTGGCGTCTCAGAAATTCACCGGCAATAAGAGCCTGCAGGTGAGTCGAGGAGCGAACAATAACGGCAACAGCGATAAACAGCTTGGGAGCTGGCAGTCAGTCCGTGAGGATGCGAAGTTCCGGTTTGAGTTCTGGGCTATGATGCCGGCGGATCAGGCGCCATCCTCCGGGTGGACAACGCTGGTCGGCATTAACTCACTGAATGCTGCCGGTCAAAACTCCTGGCAGTCGGCGGTCACTGTCAGCGAAGCCGCTCTTGGTGCGCGTGATAAGTGGGTGAAATTTACGGGTATTGCCAGTAACAACGGGGGTGGGAGAACACGCGCAGTGGTCTGGATCTCTACCCGAGGCGCCTCCGGCAGCGGCACCCCCGGTTATTCGCTGTATATCGACGATCTGGTTATCACGGATGTTACCGATGCGAAAGCTGCACAGGATGCCTCTGACGCGACGGCGAGTGCCGTGAGCGGTCTGACGGCTCGCGTAACGGATGCTGAAGGGAAAATCACCGCCCAGGCGCAGCAGCAGACGGCACTGGCCACGAAAGTGGATAATGCCAACTCCCGCGTCGATAACATGGCGAAGACGCTAAGCGACAGCCAGAGCACACAGGCCAGCCTGAATACCTCGCTTCAGTCGCAGATTGACGCGCAGGCGGCCGCCAACATCAAAAACCAGACGACGCTGGACAACACGATTAAATCGGTGGCCAGTATCACCAGTACCCAGCAGACGCATGCAACGGCACTGGAGGCGCTGGCAACGCAGCAGACGACCCTGACATCCAGTGTCGGGGATCTCAGCGCTTCCGTTCAGAACACCGCCAAAACCGTGGCGGATGTGAATGGTACGGTGAGTTCGCTGTGGTCGATGAAGGTTGAGACGGTTAACGGGAAGAATGTTGGCGCGGGGATTACGCTGGGCAGCAATGGTGAAACGAGCGACATGATCCTCTACGCTGACCGCTTCTCGCTGTTTAACCGTAATAATGCGACGGCTGTTCCGGTGATGGTTGCCGAAGGCAATGAGCTGTATATCGATACGGCACGTATCAAAAACAGTTCCCTGACCTCAACCAAAATCGCGGACGGTTCCATCACGAACGCGAAGATCGGCAACGAGATCCGCTCGAATGACTTTGTTGACGGGTCACGCGGCTGGCGTATCGCCAAGGATGGCTCTTCGCAGTTCAACAACGTGATCGTTCGCGGTGCGGTTTATGCGACTGACGGCTGGTTCCAGGGGACGGTATATGCGAACCACATCGAGGGCGACATCGGGTCATTTGCGATCAACATCGCTCAGCACCGCACGCGCAAGGTGCCGAAGGCTACATGGCAGTGGTTTGAGCTGGCCCGGTTCCGGCGGCAGAATTTCGACCAGGTGATCAATATTCGCGGTGGACTCCTCCAGACGGATAGCATCACTATCGACGGCGGCGCGAAACTCAGAGCGGGGATGTCCTACGCGCCAGGGGCTGACGGCGGACTGAATCCTGGCTATCTGTCGTATGCAATGCTTCTTCGTGGCACAGGCGCTACGTCTGGTGGCGGCAGTATGGAGCTAGGCATTGAGCTTATGTATGAAACAGGTGGAGCAACACGCCTGTTAACGGCGCAAGAGTCAATGAACGTAGACAACATGTCATTTGTCGTCCCTGCCGGTACTGGCGACGCTGTTCTGCGATATGGCTGTTACCTGGACCGTAACGGACAGATGGTATTAACCATCCTCTCAAGATTCGACGCCTTCGCCGCGCGCAATAACAACGTAATTCGCGGTTCATCAACCTGATAACAATATATGGCCCCGCAAGGGGCCTTTTCTTTTTCCAGGGAAAACCATCCAGGAGGAACTTTATTATGGCGATGTATGAAGTCGGTACCGTCACGGGTGCCGCGTCGCAGGCACGGGTGACAGGTGCGACAACAAAATGGTCACAGGAGGCGCTGGGGATACTGCCCGGGTCGATTCTAGTGGTCTACCGCAGCGGTAGTGCTGACCTGTATGCGATCAAATCCGTGGACAGCGACACGCAACTGACGCTGACCCGGAATATCACCACCGCATTTTCCGGCGCCAGTTACGGCATTATTACCGCTGAAACCGCCAGTACCTCGTCGTTTGCTAACCAGCTTGCCAGCGCATTTGCATTCTGGCGTAGTGTGGTGGAGGGCTGGTCGATGGCCCTGACCGGCAGCGGCAATATCACCCTGACTGACCCGATCACCGGAAACCAGGTGACCGTGCCGGCAATAGCCGGGATGGCGAAGGCATCGGATCTTAACGCGCTGGCAAAACTCACCGGAGGAAACAAACTCGACGGCTCGCAGGTTATAACCAGCGATAATGCCGGTTTTATTCTCGGTAAGAACTCAGATCTGGCTCTGCTCAAAAAACAGGGGCAAGGCGGGACAATTGCCGTTGGCTCGGGAACACCGTTTAGGGTTCAGCGTTCAAGAGCGACCACTGTGTCACCGTCAGATACCTTTGATGACATCCTCGTTATTGGGACCGATAACCAGACGACTTTGCCCGGTGGGTTATCAGCTGGCGGCAACATCGATAACACGTCAAAGGGGAAGGTTCTGACGCAGGCGATCGAGCTGTCAATGAGCACGCCTTACATTGACTTCCACTACAACGGCAGCAGTGCGGATTATACCGCTCGCCTTATCCACGACAGGCAGAACCGCCTGAACGCGCAGGTACAAAGTTTTTGGGTAACGGACGGGAGGATCACAGCATCATCGAACATGCCAGCCAACCCAGCCATCGGAACGCAACTGACCTCCAGTCCGGTACGCTCATTGATGGCCGGGCGCGGGGCCTATGGTGACGTGGACGGCGCTTACGTGCAGATGTACATGGAAGAGCAGGTCGGGACTGAGCACCGGCTTGTGCTTTACGCTGATGGCTTCGGGCGGACGGACGCATGGATCTTTCGCGCTGGCGGCACGATCTCCACCGGTAAGGGTGACGTCCTGACCACTGGCTCAGATGTACGGCTGAAAGATGCATTCACGGCACCACGGGAAGGGGCTTCCAGGCGCATTAATGCGCTCGGGGTATGCGAGTTCAATATGAAAGGCGAAACGCGCCGGAGGCGCGGTTTTATCGCTCAGCAGGCTGAAAAAGCTGACGAACTGTATACTTTTCTCGGCATCGAGCAGGAGATTGATGGCGAAAAACTCAGGGTGATGAATGTGGATTACACGGCGATCATCGCCGATTTGGTAATAGTTGTGCAGGATTTGATTAGGCGAGTTGACGCACTAGAAAGTTGAGGAGCATAAAAAATCCCCCGGAGGCACTTGCCGGGGGCAACTGAAACGACATTAATTGCTGTGTACATCACAGAATAATTTGCAGTAAACGATAAGTAAGTTCAAGTAAAGTTTTACTGGTCAGATGTTGTGTTATTTTTTAATGACCTACCAAAATTAATAATGTAGTAGTGCTAAATTCCAATGGAAATTTATTTTTAAGAATATAATCCTAAAGCATTACTATGCATCAGATATAAATCGTGAGGATAGATTCAAAAAAATGGATGCCAAATGATATTATTGATACGTTTATCATTAATTGAAGTGCAATCTTGTAATTTTCACATCCGTGTTATAACTTTGTAATGCAGGGCGGTTTTATCTTGTTATTTAGTGGGTTAAAGTGATGGCGACTCTTAGTGATTTATAATAGGCTTTCTATGTTAACAAATTTCCCTGATGAAAAATACATATCTGATAGAAATTCATCGTTCATTAAGCGAGTATATTTTTTACGTCAGATTGGTGTCGTTCTTTGCTTTCTTCCTATATATTCAGTCCTCCAGGAACAGTCACATCAAAAAATAACAATAGCCTTGTTAATTCTGAATGCACTAATCTGGCCATCGGTTGCTTATCTTGCAAGCATGGTGTCGAAGGATATGCTGAGTACTGAAAAAAAGAATATGATACTTGATTCATTCTGGGCTGGGATCTGGATAGCTGTAATGCAAGTTAGTCCAATTCCATCATTATTCATAATCTCAGTTCAAATAGCTGATCGCTATGCTGCTGGTGGATGGAAAATTTTAAAACCAGCATTAATATGGATGATGATTAGTTTCCTGACAGTTTGGTTAGCAAATGATTTCAGATATACTATAGAATTCAGTACCCGAACAGTATTGCTTTCTTTACCCTTGGCGACCTGTTATCCCATAGTACTGAGTATTGTTTCAAGGCACTTATCTATAAAGTTGAGGAAAAGAAGGGAGTTACTGGAAAAACAGGCTCTGATGGATCCTGGCTTAGATCTACCAAATCGCCGTTTTTTTGAGCAAAAAATGGAAAGTGCTTTTCGTGCAACGCGTAAAAAGAGAATTCATTCTTATCTTATGCTCATTGATGTTGATAATTTTAAAAAAATTAATGATACCTATGGCCATGAAGTAGGTGATGCGGTGTTATCTCGTATATCAACAATATTACGAGAGTGTGCTGGCGACAAGGACGTACCAGCAAGATTTGGTGGCGATGAGTTGGCTATTATTGTTAATAATAGTAATAGCAAGCTTGTTATAGCTATGGTTCATATAATTCAGAAAAAAATTAAAGATCTTTCATTACCTTCTCACAACGATATTTACTGTACTGTCAGTATCGGTATTTCTTGTGCAGAAAATAAAGAATCAATCATCGAGTGGATCAAAGAGGCTGATGAAATGCTATATGAAGTTAAACGTAACGGGAAGAATGGATATTGCATGCCGAATAATTGAAGATGAAATGATTTCTTTTCTCATGATTTTATACATATAAATTTTTAAGATAGTTTATTATCGGCATTGCCAATACGGATAAATTTCCTCGGAACCACAGACCCCTCTCAACTAGCGTTTGATACATGCCACTAAAGTATTGTCATTCCATAACAATATGATTTTATTCAAATTTATATTGAAATCATGTTTCTTTTTTTTCCCATTTAAATCATTTGATTTGAATAATCGATCAATTTAAGAAATGTGATAGGTTTCGCCTATTGTTCGATCGTTATCGATCATTTTAAACTATTTTCCTTTGATTTCTAAATATGACACGATTAGGATTATTCCTAGTTCCGGTGTTTTTTTAATGATAAAGAACAGTGTGGAAATAGATTCCTGTAGATTTGTTTTAGAACCATCTTTTAAAAAAGATGGTTCTATTCATTCTTGGGAAATTCTCACGAAAAATGTTAAAAAAAAGGACTGCAATGATTACCTTGCTAATGAAAGTGGTTTTTGTTTCACTTCATTAAGCGATAAAGAAAAAATCGATGTGTTTAAGAAACAGATATTGACAATTGAAAAGCTTGATGCATCAGAATTGAAGTTCAAGCCAGTTTCGTTGAATGTTGACAGTCTTATTAGCGATTGTATTTTGAACGATAAATATATTGGTGATTACTTAAAAAACCAAAAAAACATTGCTTTTGAGATTAACGAGCATTTTCATGAATTCAATACTAAATGCTGTATGGTTGACTTAAAGTGTCTTTCAAAATTGTGTCCAGTATGGCTGGATGATTTTGGGAGTGGCTTAACAAGCTTAACAGTTATAGATATGTTTGATTTTGAATGTATAAAAATTGATAAAGATTACTTCTGGGAAATACAGAGTGAGAGCGAATTCTTTAAAATAATAAATAAAATAAAATCATACTGCAATTTCGTGATTGTTGAGGGAGTTGAGACAATAGAACAAAAAAATAAAGTACATTCTGTTGTTGATTGCGCTTGCCAGGGAAGGTTGTGGATGAGTGATTACTATTATGTTGAGATTTAA